TATTGTTACAGCATCTAGAGCTGGAGTATCAGTAGAGGGGTCTACCTTGTATTGCTCTTGCCCGATTCCGTGCAAAACATGCGCGGGATACATAATCAATGCAGGAGTAATAGAAGTAGTTTGCAAGCAATTATATGAGTACGACAAGTATATTTCTTCTTCTAAACTTTTTAGGGATGCAGGAGTACTAGTTAGGACCGCTATATGATTGAAGTAGTAAGTATTAGCGGAGACGAGCTTTTGTGCTTATGTCCATTTCCTAGTCATGTAGACAAAAATCCATCGTTAAGTATGAATTTGAAAAAAGATGTGTACTATTGCTTTGGTTGTGAGAAGAGGGGAAGGGCAACTGATTTGGTATCAAGGTTCGGAAAACCTACATTATGTGGAAATGTAGGAAGCGGAGATGAGACAGTATCTGCTAGAGCTGTAAATGATCCTGGAATGAATTACATGAAGAAAAGAGGATATACAAAAGAAACAATAGCTTCATTTTTTATTTCTTTTGATCCAGAGAAACATAGGGTAATGATTCCGATTATAGATAGGTCTGGCCATGTTTGGGGAACAATAGGAAGAACAACGATAGATGAAGATCCAAAATACAAATACAGTTATGGGTTAAAGATCTCGGAGGTTTTGTTTGGTATACATAAGTGTCCTATTTCATCAGAGTGTATTTACGTTACAGAAGGAGCTTTAGATGCTGTGTGGATGCATCAGAATGGATTCACGTCCACAGTTTCAATTTTAGGTTCTCATATGAGCGATAAACAGGCTTCAATGATACTAAATATTTCAAGACAAGTTACTTTATGTTTTGATAATGACGAAGCTGGGAAGAAGGCTGCAAAGAGGGCATTTAATTTATTGAAGGATAGAGCAAGAGTGGATACGGTAGTTTTGCCAAAAGAAAAGAACGACGTTCAAGAATGTAATAAGGAGGAGTTGTGCAAAGTTTTAACGAACAGTATGTCCTATCTTTCAGCGAGGATTACATGAAGAAAACAGTAAAATTATCTCCAATATCAATTGAAGCGTGGGAACGTTTATGCAAATTACTTGATGAGTGTTCTTTTTTTCGAGCAAACGATAGGTGTGACAAATGTGAAAGAGTTGAACGATGCATAAATCTTTGGGATGAGTTTGTAGTAGGTAAAGTCGAAGAGACAAAAGAAAAGGAAAGAAAAGATGACAGAGAATCAGAAGATGGAAATACTTAACAAATGGGATAAAAAGATTAGAGACATGTGTAGAAAATACCACATATCAGGAATGGACTTTGAGGATATTTATCAGGAAATGCGTATTGTTGTATTGAATGCTTCGGAAAAGTACGACGAGAAAAAGGGAGTGTCTTTTAACACCTATTTGCATAGGTCTATTGTTAATAGAGCAATTAATCTATTAGATAGTAGAGCAGTGAAATTCAATAGGCTTGTTTTTGATATACCTGAACTAGTGTATCTTACATCATGTTATGAGGATTACGATGATAGTAGTTTAGAGCATGTTTTACCTATAGGGAATCTTAGCGAGACGGAGATTAGATATGCTGAGTTGTTAGTAGAAGGAAGGTACAGACATGAGATAGAAAAGGATCTAGGATTATCACAACGAGAATATTACTATATTAGAGATAATCTTAGACAAAAGTGCAAGTTCTTACTAGAAGGATCATAATATAGGAGGTATTGTAATGGCGAAAAAGGGTTTTATGTACGGGTTGAATGTAGGTGGGGAAGATTATGGGGGATCAAATTGGATTAAATCTCTTAGACTAAAGGATGGAGAGAGAGCTAAGATCAGGTTTTTGACTGAAGGGGATGAAGTTGTAAGGGCTTTATACCACAGTGTTCCTATACCAGAGAAGACATATCGAAAAGAAGTTTTTTGTAGGTCAATGCTAGGCGAAGATTGTGAATTGTGCGTCCAGCAGAATAAGAAGAACCTAAAGTGGCACGCTTGGGTTTATGTTTACCATATCCTTAAGACGAGCATTCCTGAAGGAGATAATATTGACTTGGATAAGATTGAAATTGTAAAGGTAGGCGAAAAGACTTATTACAAGCAATCAGTTAACGATGTTCGTGTTCTACGTATGGGTCCTGGTAAGGGCAAGTACCTTACGAATAAGCTTATGACTTTGTATCAGACCTACGGAAGCCTTATGGACAGGGATTACACTTGGATAAGGTCGGGTGCAAAGATGGAAAACACAAACTATGAGTTATTGCCGGAAGCTCCAAGCGACTTTGAGTATACTGAAGCTGAAATTCCTTATGCTCTTGAGGATGTATGTGAGACTTGGCCTAAAGCTCCTGGAAATGATGAGGTCAAGGAAGAGAAGGACCCAGATTGGGATAGTGAATTATCCAAAGCTCAAGAGGAATTGAATAAGCGTAAGAAAGAGGCTTCATCAAAGAAGGACAATGACCAAGAACCAGAAGAAGCTGCTGTAGAGGAGAAAGAAGACGTTGATGAAGAGGAAGAACTTGAAGATACTCCTGTTGGAACAGATAAGCTTTTAAAACAGTTAATGGAGGGATAGTATATTATGCCAAAAATAGACGTAAGAATAGGTTTGACGTTGCCAATAGATGATTCTACTAGGTCATATATTAGGCCAGAGGTAGGTATATTAGGTATCGACACAGACGGAGATGTGGGAAAACAGCTTGAGGAAGCTGGGCAAGCAATACACGTTATCTTTGAGGCTGGATCAAATCAGCTAAAAGAAGAGGTTGTAACTCTTATATCTGATGAAGTTCCTGAGTTGAGAGAATCATTCAATAAGACGCTTGAGAAGCTTATGAAGGAACAGGCAAACATAAAGGACGTAGTGATACAACATCTTAAACAACATTCTGATCAACCAGGGCAAGTAGTAGAGACACCAAAACCTAAGAAGACTGCAAAGAAAACATATAAAAAGGTAGATAAGAAAGAGGTAGTTGAACCTGAACCAGAAAAGGTGGAGGAAACCAAAGAGCCAGAACCCAAAAAAGTCAAGAAGGTTACTAAGAAGGCTGAGGAAAGCAAGAAGGCTGCTGGTAGATTGTTTACATGTAAGATTTGTGGTGCAGAATTTCCCACAATGTCTGAAGTGTTCCAATGTAGAAAGAGCCACGGAAACGATGAGGTAGGATCAAAGTTAGGATAAATGGTATGTCAAAGTGCTTTAAGTGTCCGCTTAATACTGAATCGAACATAAACAACATGCCTGGACATGGAGATGTAAATGCTCCTATCCTCATACTTGGTGAGAGTCCTGGATATAATGAGGAGAAAGAAGGAGTTCCATTCATAGGAAGGGCTGGACACTTGTTGCACGAGATACTAGAGAAGGCTGGTCTTTCACGAGATGATTGTTATATAGTAAACGTATTGGGGTGTCGGCCAAAGTCGAAAAAGGCCGATTACCCATACGTTGATTGCTGCATGGATAACGTCAAGAAGAAGATTGAGGGGCTTAACCCAAAGGTGATAATATCTCTTGGTAACTATGCTTTTTATGCTTCTACTGGAATTGAGGGAGGTATAACAAAGAAGCACGGACTACAAGAGTCTTGGTCTGAATTTCCTGATGTACCACTAATTTCAACGATACACCCGGCGGCAATATTGAGAGATCAGAAGTTGTACGGCAAAGCACTAGACGATTTTAATAGCGCAGCTGTATATGTGAACGGAGAACGAGAGGCTGAAGACACAGACTACAAAGTTATATTTCCTGATGACATTCAATGGATAGAAGAACAGCTAGATAGCACAAAGATAGTATCTGTTGACTTAGAAACATCAGGATTTAGTTGGATTACTAGTGAAGTTTTAGCGATTGGATTTTCTCCAAAGCCAAGAACAGGGTACGTAGTTCCATTACTTGGTAAGCATTGTTGCCAAACATGGAACGAAGAAGACACAAAAACAATAATGGACGGTTTAGAAAGAATATTTAGTAATGAGTATACATGGATTGGCGCAAATATAAAGTTTGATATGAGGTTCCTAAAACACAAGTTTGGGTTTGAACTTAAAGGAAGAATTTTAGATACGAGTCTATTACATCACTTGGTTCATGAGGACGAACCACACAGTTTAGACTTTGCAACAAAGAAGTACACGAACATGACTCCATACAAGGATGATTTTACTGACAAGATACCAAGGAACGAGAAGAAGTTTGGATTTTCAACAGTTGATCCTGATTTATTGTGGAGTTATCTTGCAAGAGATGTAGATGCTACAAGTAGGGTTGGTAGGGAGATGTATAGGCAGGTAGCGTTAGAAGGTTTAGACAAGTTCTATTGGAAGTTTACTGAACCATTGATAAGAGTGTTTCTAGAAGCAGAGCTACGTGGAGTACTGATTGATACAGATAGGCTAGAAGAAGCATATGAGATGACAGTACAGGAAAATTTGGAGTTAGAGTCTGTAATAAAAGAACGTATGGAAGATCCTGATATTAATATTAGGTCTACGTCGCAACTTAGTAAGGAGTTATTTTCAGATATGGGTCTTCCAGTAATAAGCAAGACACCAAAGGGGGTTCCGCAGGTAACATCAGATGTGCTAACAGAGCTTCTTAGTAGAACAAAGAAAGATAGTATAGAACATTTAATGATAGTTGACTTGAAGGCTTTCAAGAAAAAAGAAAAAGAGCTATCCTTCTTAGGAGATGACACAACAGGATTGTATCAGTTTCTAGATTCCAACAATAGAGTTCATCCTATAGCGCGTATTAATGGAGCAACTACAGGAAGGGTTACTTATGGAGATCCTACCTTGCAGAACATGCCTGACACGGAATTTATGAGAGGTCTTATTTTTGCACCTCCTGGATACAAGATAATAGCTGCTGATTACTCTCAGGCGGAATTGTGGGTAGCTGCATATTACTCAAATGATGAGGTATTCAAGGAAGCTGTATCAGAAGACTTGCATGATGTAGTTGCTAGAACAGTTTTGAATTCACCAACTCACTGGGATGAAAAGAAGAAACGAGAGGTAGCAGATCCAGAGTATAGAAGAAGAGCAAAGAAAGTAAACTTCGGTATCGCGTATGGTATGACAGAATTTGGATTATCTGACGAGTTGAAATGTAGCGTACAAGAGGCTAAGGATATTATAAGGAACTACTTTTTGGAGTTTCGTAAGTACAGTCAATGGATTAATGAGACTAGGATGTATTGCTTACAAAATACGTATGTAGAGAATTGTTTTGGAAGAAGGAGACATTTTGATTTTCCTGATAACGCAAATATGAAGATGCCACAAGTTAGGGAAATGCTTAGACAAGCAGTTAATGCTAGGGTTCAAGGAAGTACTTCAGACAAATTACATTTTTCGTTGATTGATATAGATAATCGGTTTAAAAATATGGACGCTAATGTGTTGTTTACACATCATGATGCTATCTTAGCTGAAGTGTCAGATGATTGCGTAGAGGAAGCAAAAGAGATCATACTGTCTGAAATGAAGAAGCCTATCAAGGAATTGGACGGACTCGTGCTTAATCCTGATGTAGAGGTTGATCAAAGATGGGTAGGAAAGAAGGCAGATTAGGAGGATTTATGAAACATAGCATGTTTGATTCAATGATGGACCAAGATAGTATCCCATATTGCCAATGGTGTGAAGAGAAGCAATCTCTCATAAATGAGCTGGTTAAGGCATTGGAGCAGATAACAAATAAGCCTGACTATACTAATCCAGAAGGAATGGTGCATATTGCTCGCGCAGCTATCGCCAAGGCGAAAGAGGAAATGGCAAATGACAGATAGCGATATGCAAGACATAATGAATCATGTTTCTAAGGCTGTTAAATCAGCTAGGATGATGGCAGGATCAGACGAAGAACTTATCATAAAGCGTCTTAGAACAGAGGTTCCTCCTCTTGATGAAATACTTGGTGGAGGATTGCCTTTTAGACGAATAACGTGTTTCTCTGGAGAGGAATCAGGAGGAAAGTCATTCCTGTCACAGTTAGTAATAGCATCTGCTCAGAGAGCAGGATTGACCACAGCATTGATAGATGTAGAGCATTCATTTGATCCTGTGTGGGCTAATAATATAGGAGTAGATACAGAAAATCTTATTTATTCAGATACATCATCTGGAGAAGAAGCAATTGATGTAGCTGTTGAGTTGATAAAGGCACGAACTGGATTAGTTGTTGTAGATAGTTTAGCGGGTCTTCTACCACTATCTGAGAAAGATGCTGATATGGAGCAGAAGCAGGTAGGTACTCAGGCAAGGTTGATAAATCAAGGTCTTAGGAAGATAACCCAAGAAATAACAGGAGATACCATCGTACTTCTGATAAACCAGCAAAGAGATTCTATAGGAATGTGGGCTGGAATGACTGGAAAGAACCAACCTGGAGGTAGAGGTCTTAGACATTTTGCGGGAATCATTTTGTGGGTTAGTAAGGGTCCGTTTATCAAGGACAAAGACAAGAACAAGCTAGGATTCCACATGAGGATGTTTACAGAGAAGAATAAGACTCATAGACCTCAGCTTATGACAGAGATACCATTTCTGTTTTCTGGTAAGTTGGATCTGATACTATCGACGATACTACGAGCTATTGATCTAGGTATCATAACTCAGAAGGGTCCATACTATCAGTTTGAGGATTTTCCAAACGGAAAGATGCTTGGAAGACAAGCCGTAGAGGATTACTTTCTAGACAACGAAAAGAGTTTCAAGAAATTGTCAAAAGAGGTAGCCGAATCAGAATGATGATATCAAAGAATCACAAGAAGCTTGTAGAGATACTGAATGAAATAGGATTGATGGTAGAGACTGAGGTTCAGGTAGAGCCCTATTCTCTAGACTGTTATGAGTATGATTGTCACATAGGATTTGAAGCTGATTCAAAGGTTACTCATATGAAGGGTCGAGATAGAAAAAGAGATAATTTCATAATGCAGAAGTACAACATACCCATACTACGAATATACGATACCGAGATGAAGAACAAGGAAGAAGTGACACAGAAGATATTAGGATTTATAGAGCATTGGTATGAGTCGGCTGAAGTAAGAAGAGGCGGATTTATGCCTAGAACTAAGGGGGTACTATGAACGAGTTGACTGGATTGCTACAGACGTACAAGAAAAAGCCTACTACAATGAAAATAAAACCGTCTATCATGAGAAAGAAATCAAAGCCAAAGGGCGTAAAAAAAGAAATAGATGATAAAGAGATAGTAGGAAGAGCAACTATTTTGAAAGATGCAATTCACAAGTATAGAGAGAAGAAGATAAAGAAAAGGACAAGACCAGTTAGAAAGGCTAGCGAATTCAAGTACTTTGCAGCTAGTGCTTGTGGGTATCAGGCTAGGGTACTCTATTTGATGTCTCTGAATCTTACTGGACCCCCAGATGTTCTAGGACTTACTAGGATGGAAAACGGTGATTATGTTCATGAGAGGTTACAGACAGAGATGGAAGAAGCTGGTTTACAAACATCATCAGAGAAGCAGGTTTCAATAGACAATCCACCTATGAAAGGAAGACTTGATTCAATTATTGATATAGATGGGATTCTATATGTAGGAGAAATCAAATCAATAAACGCAAATGGATACAGATCTATCAGAAAAGACGGTCCAAAACAAGAGCACTTAGAACAACTAGTTTTGTATATGTATGCACTAGAGATGAAAGAAGGATGGTTGATTTATGAGTGTAAGGATAATCAGGGCGACTTATATTTTTTGGTTACACTTGACGATGAAGGAAATGTTATTTCAGAGTCTTCAGAGGGGGGTAGATACGAAAGTAAGAAGTTGTTAGACAAGATATTCAAGAAGATGAATTATGTACTGAAGTGCATAAAGTCTGGTCAAATTCCAACAAAGTGTAGTCCATGTACAATAAGCAGATGTTACTATTCAAGTGCTTGTGAGAGGGCTAGTATTGGAAAGGTGGTAATGCCGAATGTCTGATGTAGGATATCCATTTGATGATATTATAGAAGCTCATAAATCAGCAATTAACCTTAAGCGACCAAAGGAATTTGGGGAAGAGATAGATTTTCCGACAGATCCTACTATTCTTAGTATTGATGATCTTGGAAAATACATGATGAAGTTAACAGCGTATAGAGGATATGTTATGTACCAGCTAGCAATAGCAGAGACAAGATATACTGGAGTAAAGTCTTTATATGAAGACGAGTTGAGAAAGACATCAGTTCCACTAGAGAAGAAGTCAAAGACCCAAAATGCGTTGTTATCCGAAGCTTATGCGGCAAATCCAGACTTATTTACTCTTAAATCGTTGATGGATAGGATGGGAGCTGAAGTTTCAATGATGGATAGATTTTCTAAGATATACGAATTACAAATAGTAGCACTATCTAGAGAGTTGTCTAGAAGACAGGTAGTAGTAGAAGAGAGGAATATGTAGATGAAAATAGCTAAATTTAAATATAAATGTAGGTTATGCGGAGAAGTATATACAAGCGGAGAAACATGCGAGGATATAGCTAAAACGTGTTTGGTATATATTTCCCTTGGGTCAGAGAATAAATTAGCAAGACTTAATATTGGAATGCCACCAAGAATAATAGAACCCCATTCCAGTTGTAAATCTGGGTATGGGATAGCAGATTTTTTAGGATATGTAATTGAAAATAAGGTATAATATAACAATAAGAATGGCGGCTGAACTTAAACGTTATGGAGAAAGGGGCATAGGATGAGGAGATCACAGGATGCCAACATCGATAGGGTGATGTCTAGAGAAAGTTGTATCCGCCTGTGATACTGAGCGAGGGGAAAATCCTAGACAGTATAGGCTGTCATCCCAAATTGGCTAGGGATATGTAAGACCAGACTTATGTAAAGGCGAAGCTCACAATTGCCCCTTTTCCATAAAAACTAATTGAAGTCCGACCGCAAGCGGAGGGTTAATTTGACCTTATGTGGCTTTAGAGGTGTTGAATGAATAATCCACCAGAGTGGGAAAGATGGGGTCTTTCTATATGTGACGCAGTTCGCCTAGGAGGTACGGATGACAAGTTTCGCCAAGCTGTCCGTGACCACTGGAAGGTATCAAAATACCTTGATACACATCCTAGTGAAGCGGCGCTATATCGTATAGACCAGTCTGGTGAACTCAAATATTTTGATATACTAGATCTGGCTGAAAAGGAGTAATTTATATAACAAATCATTCCACTACGAATTTGCAGGAGAAAGGTAGCAAAGCGGCTGACTTCAGCCGGTATAATAGAGATAAAGTGATTAGAATAGCAATGATAGGAGCCCCGTGTACAGGGAAGACAACAATAGCGAAGCTATTAGTAGAGGATTTTCCTTTAAGGTATGTTCATGAGTATGCCGCTGATTGTATAGCCCGTGGGATGGAAATAGGAAAAGATATAGACCAATTAGAAATCACAAAGAGACAGAAGTTTTATGAAGATTATACATCTAATATGGCTGGAGCATCCGGAAATATTGGTCTAGTTACTGATTCTCATTTATATCATTCCATCATTTACACAAAGCTGAACAGACCAGACTTATTAGAAGACGTAGAGAAAGTACTAGGAAGTTACCGATATAACTTAGCTCTATGGACTATGATAGAAGATATACCTATGATAGATAACGGAGCTAGGAGACTAGATGAAGTAGAGAGGTTGATAGTAGAGTGCGCGATAGAAGAGTATGTCGCAAATGTAGAAGATGAAGTGGTCATCTTGAGAGGTTCGCCAGAGGAAAGGTACAAAGAAGCAGGGGAAGCTGTAAGGAGAGTAATCGAAGATGCTACATGGTGGTATTGACGTAGATTCAAAACAGCTATCTCTTGTAGTGCTAGACGGAGAGATCCCCCATTTCCTTCAGATTGTAGGAGATAAGAAAGAGAAATATTGGCAAATGAGGATATTCAAGATGATTGATGAGTGGATTGCTTGTCTTCCAGCATTCGTAAAACAGTACGGAGAGCTTGGTTTGATAGGAGTAGAAGCTCCGGTCATGATACAGAATCCTAAGACAACTATGATGTTGAGCGAAGTTGACGCGCTTGTTTGTAAGCATCTGCATGACAGCAAAATACAGTATGAATCAGTTCAGAATCTGGTATGGAAGAAAGCTATTTTAGGTACAGCTAGAGTTGACAAAGACATAATCAAAAGATATGCTATTACGAAATATGATTTGGATTGGGAAATATTGCTAAAGAAACAAAGTCAACATTGTTTTGATGCTTTGTGCTTAGCTGAGTACATGAGAAGTTTGGTCGATAGGAGTTACTAGACATGGAACTAACAGACGATGCTAAGTATCTATTAGAATACAGATATCTTAAGAGAGATGTTGATGGAAATGTGGTAGAGCTTCCAGAAACTATGTTTTATCGTGTTGCTGAAGCGGTGTCAATGGCTGAAAAGAAATCAAAGAGAAACAAGTATAAGAAGGAATTCTTCAGGATGATGAGCGATCTTGAATGGCTACCTAATAGTCCTACGCTATTCAATGCAGGTAACGGAAAAGGGTGTTGCGCGGCTTGTTTTTTGCTACCTATCGAAGATAAGATGAGTAGTATATTTGGTACTTTGAAACATGCTGCTATAATACACCAAGAGGGTGGAGGAACAGGGTTTTCATTTGATAAGATTAGGCCTACTGGATCTACAATATCATCTGGAGGATCTGCTTCAGGTCCAGTCAGTTTTATGCATCTTTATGATACGATGACTGATGTAGTTAAGCAGGGAGGAGTAAGACGAGGGGCAAATATGGGAGTTCTAAGCTGTCATCACCCAGATATTGAAGATTTTATAAACTGCAAGAGAACTAGTGATGATAGATTTCAGAACTTCAATTTATCAGTAATGATTGATATGGATTTTCTTAAGAAGGCAAAGGCTGGCAATTCCATTGTATTGAGACATAATGCATCTGGATTTGAGAGAAAAGTAAATGCAAGAGACATTCTTGACCAAATCATTGATTGTCAATGGTCAGTAGGAGATCCTGGAATCTTATTTGAGGATACGATTAACAAGTACAATCTAACACCTCAGTTTGGCAGAATTTCAGCAACAAATCCTTGCTCGGAAGCGATTTTGCATCCTTACGAATCCTGTGTTTTAGGCTCTCTTAATCTACCTAAGTTTTTTGACGCGGATAAGGGAGATTTCAATTGGGATAAGTTAGGATTAGTAGTTGATTTAGCCATTAGATTTCTTGACGACGTGATAGATATTACGCCATATCCTTTACCCAGAATAAAGACAAAGACACAACAGTCAAGGAAAATAGGATTAGGCGTAATGGGATGGGCTGATGTTCTTATAATGTCTCATATGGATTATGGTAGTCCAGAATCTTTGGCTTTTGCTGAGGTTCTTATGAATTTTATCAGAAGAAGGGCCTTTGCTATGTCAGGGAAGTTAGGAAAGGAAAAAGGTACTGTATTAGGATTCAATAGAAGAAATGTTAGTTTGTTGTCAATAGCTCCAACAGGATCTTTGAGTATAATAGCTGGGGGAGTATCTACAGGAATAGAGCCACATTTTCATAGCACATACAGTAGGAACATAGCAGATGGATATAGTGTTGAGTATAATATAGATAGCTCAGTGAAGACTGCTTATGATATAACACCAAGAAATCATCTATTGATGGCTTCTGTATTTCAGAAATATGTCGATCAAGGGGTTGCGAAGACGGTTAATCTGCCAAACAGTGCGTCAAGAGACCAAATAACAGGGTTGGTTTATGTAGCGCAAAGGATAGGATTGAAGAGCATAACGTTTTACAGAGAGGGTTCACTAGAGGAAACACCAGTTCAACCTAGTTGTTCCTTAGACGAGTGTTTCATCTAGGAGGAGAAAAATGAATAGTAGTAAATTAGTTGAAATCATACACGAGTTACTAGAGTATAGAACAGAAAAAGAGGGGGGAACAACAAAGTCATTCCAGGATATGATTCATTATTTACCGAAAAGTGGATGCAAGCGAGAAATTAGTCAAGGAGTTGAAAGATGAGCAAAGTTCTGATCGCTTGTGAGGAATCACAAGCCGTAACAAAAGAGATGCGAGTGTTAGGTATTAAAGCATACTCTTGCGATATATTGTCATGTAGTGGTGGTCATCCAGAATGGCATTTACAACAAGATGTAACAGAACTTTTGAAAGAACAGTGGGACATGATTATTGCATTTCCTCCATGCACATATTTAACTGTTACTGGAAACAGGTGGTTTAATGTTGAACGTTACGGGGATAAAGCAATAAAACGACACGAGGACAGAAAAGAAGCAATAAGATTTTTTATGCTTTTTGCTAATGCGAATTGTAAAAAAATAGCAATCGAAAACCCTGTTGGTATTATGTCAAGCGAGTGGAGAAAGCCAGACCAAATAATACAACCCTATCAATTTGGTGACCCCTTTGAAAAGAAGACATGCCTTTGGCTCAAGGGTCTTCCTAACTTAACTCCTACGAATATAGTAGAACCTGCACCAAGAAAAGAATTTAAGAGCGGTAAAACTATGCCTGCTTGGTATGCCGATGCTTGGAAACTGCCAAAGGACGAAAGAGCTAAACTAAGAAGCAAGACTTTTCCTAGAGTAGCAAAGGCAATGGCTTTTCAATGGGGAAATTTGGTTAAATGAAAATGAGTTAGTTGAATCTAATAGAATTTGAAAAGGAGGAAAAAATGATTTTTTGTAACAGATACGATTGCTTGTTCAATGAACCTACTGACGAGGACCATTGGTTTGGGGAAGACAAGAGGATGGTAACCCCGTTTGAAGATGATGTTATTAGAGGGATGTGTAGTTGTGAGAATTTGTATATAAGATTACGAAAGATAACTCAAGGATGTATTGAGCATGAAATACCAGAATGCATGAACTACAGCGCACGAAAGAGAAAAGGTCATATGGATTGGGCAAAATATCCCCAAGGGGGAAATATAGGATGACTAAGAAGAAAGCTAGGGTATCTAAGAAGAATAGACAAGTACTAGGAAAGCCCGAAGGAAACAAGCGTAGGAGATATTCCAACGAGATTGTAGAATACGCTCATAGGAGATATTTAGAAAACATACCTAACCAGGTTATTGCTAGGGAAATTAGAGAGAAGTGGGATACCAAGACTACAGACGTAACTGTTTTGCGTTGGTCTAGGAGGTACAATTGGCAAGCTGAGAAGGGTGTAGTTTTAATGACTTCAGCGGAGCTAATAGAAGAGGAAGCTTACGACATAGCGGAACAGACTAAGCAACATGTTCAAACGTATAAGAAATTACACGAGAAAGCATACGATAACCTTGATAGTGTAATTGTTAAATCAGGTAAGGATATTGCTGAGATGATTGACGTTGGGATAAAAGGTGAGCGTCAAGTTGTTATGGGTTTAGTTGCAATGCAGTTTATATCGGAAGTAGTTGAGGTTTTGGACACAGAGATAAATGATCCTGATGACAGGGAGAGAGTAGTTAGAAAGTTGAGAGAACTTGCTGCAAAGTGGCAAACTAGAGGTGCTTAGTGACGTATGTGAAGAAAAGTAGTCTTGTATCAGTATCTACTGGATTTGAGAAGTTAGCTGACTTTTTAGAGCTTGGAGAGGTATCTGATGTTGACTATTCTAGTTATAGAGGACGACCTGTAGAGTTTGTTGAAGAAGTTCTAGGTATAAGCCTTTGGGAAGAGCAAAAGAAAATAGTTAGAGCAATTGACAAAGAAGAACGAGTATCGGTAAAGTCATGTAATGCTATTGGTAAGACAAACCTAGCAGCTTGTGTAGTTCTCTATTTCCTTCATACGTATAGGCCATCAACTGTAGTAACTACTGCTCCAACAGGAAGACAGGTTAGAGAGATCCTATGGAATGAAATAGCTTCGCTTTATCATAAAGCAAGGAAACCTTTAGGAGGTAGACTACTTACTACACGACTTGATATGAGTGATAAGGAGAAGTGGTTTGGAATAGGGTTTTCAACAGATGAGCATAATTTGGTGGCCTTTCAAGGATTTCATAATACCAATGTTCTCGTAATCGTGGACGAAGCCTGTCATAGCTGCGACACAGAGATATTAACTAATCACGGATGGAAATTATTTGGTGATTTAACAGAAGAAGATGAAGTATTGACAAAGAATCCGATAACTAATGTGGCATTTTTTAAGAAACCCGAAGAGTATTATATATATCCGTATAACGGTGATATGTATGAATGTAAAAAGCCGGGTCGTAATTTTTGCGTTACTCCTAGTCATAAGATGTGGATTTCAAATCCATTAACAAAGAAAGAAAAATGGGAATTAAAGCCCATGAAGGATATAAGTAGTCCTCAATTTAAGATAGATAAGAAATGCTCTTGGATTGGAACGAGACAGGATACTAAAGTGTTGAAAGAGTTAGCAAGAACAAGAGGAATCGACTATACAGAAAAAAAGATTTCCATGAAAAATTGGGCTGTATTTATGGGATGGTATTTATCCGAGGGGTGTTGTTCTAGTGACGGTTATACAGCGTTTATAAATCAGAGTTATACCAAAAATAGATCTAATTGGGATAGAATAGTTGACTCTATAAATAACATAGGATTTTATCCTAATGAGCGTAAGAAACACAATAAGATAACCATAGGTTCTAAACAATTAGTTTTGGAATTAAGTAAGTATGGAAGATCAATTGATAAATATGTTCCTGAAGAAATAAAAAACGCAACACCAGATATAATAGAAGCTTTTCTCAATAGTTTTGCTATGGGTGATGGTTATGACAATGGTAACGGGGTTATTGTCTATTGTACTTCTTCTAGCAAGATGAGGGACGATATACAAGAAATGCTATTGAAATTAGGTTATGATTCAAGCTATAGAGTAGCAGTGAAAAAAGGTACGAAGAAGAATATTCGGGGAAAAGAAACCAAAGCATCGAAAGACCATTACCAAGTACTCAGGCTGAAAGGAAAGAAAAATTTTGTAGTTAAGAAAGAAGAAATAGATATTATACACTATGAAGGAAATGTGTATTGCGTTAATGTACCTCCGTATCATCTTATATTAACTAGAAGAAATGGATATTGCATGTGGTCTGGAAATTCTGGTGTTGAAGTTCCTATTTATGAGGCTATCGAAGGTATCATAGCTGCTGGAGAAACATCTAAGCTTCTTTTAATTGGAAATCCTACGGATGAGGCTACAAAGTTTGGAGATAGTTTCAAGAGCAAAGCGTACAAAACATATCATGTAAGTGCTTATGATACACCTAATTTTGCTAAATTTGGAATTACAGAGGAGAACATACTAGATGGTTCTTGGGAGAATCTTCTAGGGGATTCAGTATTGCCTAGACCATATTTGGTATCTCCTAAATGGGCTGCTCAGATGGCTTATGATTGGGGAATTGAGAGCCCTCTTTACCAAGTTCGTGTAAAAGGAGAATTTCCAACTAATACAGTAGACACACTGATACCATTGGCTTGGGCGGAAAGGGCCGTATACAGTAGCCTAGATGAGTTTACTCCCCCAGAAGATCCTGTAGTAGGGCTAGGTCTTGATATAGCCCGTTTTGGTGACGATAGCAGTGTATTAACAGCTAGAAGAGACGAAGTAGTCACAGAAATACAGGAATGGTCACAAGAGGACACTATGTATACCGTTGGTCGTATGATGAGTGCTATAAGTGATTATAACCCTACTCACAAGAATATAGATATTATTGGAATAGGTGCTGGTGTAGTAGATAGGCTAAACCAATTAGAACTAGATGTGTGTGGTGTAAATGTTGCTGAGAGAGCATTTGATTCAGAGCATTTTGCAAATCTTAGGGCGGAAATATTTTGGAATCTTCGGCTAAAGTTCAAAAACAAAGAGATAAGAATTCCTAATGACACAGATTTGATAGAGCAGATTACCAGGATAAAATATGTTTACAATCCAAGGGGTCAGCTAGCTATTGAGAGTAAGTCAGATATGAAGAAGAGGGGTCTTAAATCTCCCGACAAAGGAGACTCTCTAGCTCTTTGTTTCTATGAAGGTTCTTCAAACAAGTTTACTGAAATAGGGAATTTGCAAACAGCACCATCGGATGAATATGGACCCACCAAAGAAGCATCATTACTTGAGAAACATTTTGGAATGGGGTATAATAGTATAGATGTCCAAAAGATAATGAAGGACAAGCTGACATATAAGAAAGAACCACCAATCGAAGTATGTTGCCGATGTGAGAATGGAGAATACATATATCGTAATGGTGCTCTTAGAGTTACCCCAGACGAAGCAGAGAAGAGAAAGTGTCTTATGTGTGGTTCCAAGTGGGTAAAAAAAGAAGGAGAATGGAAGGAGGAATAGAAAATGTCAAGATTTAGTATGATTCCAGAGTTAGGTGGAATGGACGGTAGATATGCAGTCCTATATAATGAACTGACAGATGTTTGGAGAATTTTAGACTTACAACATGAAGCTATAGTAACTATCTCAAATTTGGACGACGAGATTCCAGATGATCACCCTGCGGTTACTATATTACCTGGGTTAGCAGTTATGGCTCTTCTAGATGAGAGGAATAGATTAGGTATTGGTAAGAAGAGTATAGAAACAAATAAAGAGTCTTCCGTGGAAAACGTTGTTGATGAGGAACTCTATGAGGAACAATCTACAGAAGATCTAGAGAGATACGCTATCGATGCCGTGGTGAAGATTGTAGGAACTCGGCAAGTTAGAAAACTAGGACGATAGCTAAGGAGTTGGATATGGCTAAATTATCAGACTTTGTTCCTGGAGTTACACACAAATATTCAGAGATGCACAAACTAGATCAGTTTGTAGATTTTTTTGATCAAATGTCTAAGCAGGAAGGTAGTAAGTATACTCCGAAGGCGTTAGGATCTGATAGATTCACTAATGCGTGGATTCAGCAAAGAGTTGGATATAGAAGACATCTTCTATTAGACTTATGGAGTTTATATCTAACTGTAGCTGAAGTTCGTAGCCCAATTTCGATTATTAGAAATGAGGTATTTAGGAGAGGGTATATTTGGTCTCCTAAATTTGAACTTAAGTGCGAGAAGTGTGGGTCTGAATACCAGAAAGTGGTTGAGGAATGCGAAAAATGTGGAGAAAAAGAATTTAGAAAACCCGATGAAAAGCAGAAAGACAAGCTTACCCCCTTTATGGAAGATGCGAACATATTTGGACAATCCCTAAACGAATTATTCGGATCGTACGAGGATTGCTTAAACTGGGCAGATGATGCGTTCCTTTATGTTAGAAAGGAATATATTAATGCAGGAAACAAAGTAATGAGCAAGCCAAAAGAAATTCGTGTTCTTCATCCTGCAATGATGGATTTAGATTTGGATGATAAGGGACTTCCAAAGAATAAGACATTTACATGTTACTTTCATAGAGATGAGAAGGAACCAAAAAAAGGCAAATGCAAGAAATGTAAAGCGGATTTAGTTCCTGTTATGTGGATATACTATCACCAGGGAACCGATCCAATATACCTTCTTGAGGAAGAGGTTTTACATCTAAGCAAGTTTTCTGTTATGGAGACATTTGGAGTTTCCCCTTTAATTACATTGTATGACAAGATATTATCACTAGTGGGTATGGACAAGACTATTTACCGATATTTCTTTGAACGTAAGTTGCCTGCTGGGATGCTTCTTGTAGCTACTGATGATCCCGAAGGTCTTAGAAGGGAGAGAGCAAACATAGAAGCAAAGATGCGTGTTGATCCTGATTACATGCCTATGATTGCTTATTCAGCAAGACAAGGATCAAGAGGTCGTGTTGATTTCGTTAAGCTATTTCACAATCTACTAGAGACGGATTATCTTCCGATCAAGAATGATGTTCGGGATAGAATTGCTGCTATGTGGGGTGTATCTCCGATTTGGATGTCAGCACAAGAAACTTCAGGTGGTATTGCAACTCAGTCTGTTACAGGAGAAACTCCTATCTATGTTAGAGTAGACGGCAAATATTTAGACATTATACCTATTGCATCATTGTATAAGGAGCATTCGGATACTTGGTATAGGAAAACACCAAAAAATCTTGAGGTATGGACTGAAGGCGGTTGGTCAGATATAAACGGAGCGTATAGGCACAGAAACATAAACGAAATAAGATCAATTATATCTGGAGACGGTATTGTAAACATCACAGGAAATCATGCTATGAAAACCGAAGACGGTTTATGGTTAGACGCTAGGGATTTTGAAGTTGGTACAAGGATCAAAACAAACAGGCTTAGTACAGTTGATTCTTCCAGCGATATATCAGAGGAATTTGCATGGTCGCTAGGGCTGTGGTGTGCTGAAGGAGACATTTATTCCAATAAGGCAGGAGCAAATTGGACTAATATAGACGTTTCCCTCCTTGAGAGAGCGAAAAAAGCAGTGGAAGATAGATTTTTGAAGAAAACTACTATAAAGAAGTACAGGGGAATTTCTAGGCTTACTATATATGGAAAATCTATTGTAAACGAACTCCGCAGAATGTGCTTGAGCGAATATGATCAGAAATACGGGCGTGGTGGAAAGAAGAAGATTTCGTATAATATTAAGAAGGTACCTATGGAGGTATTGAATGGTACTGACGAAGTAAAGAGAGCTTTTATTGACGGTTATTACGCAGGAGATGGCAGAAAAGAAAACGCTTGGGAAGTGAAGAGTGTTGATTCTGTTCTTATAGCTGGAGTAAGGTATTTATGCAATTCTCTTGGTTACGAGACATCCCTAGCATACGATATACCAGAAAGTGAAAAACAAAACCCAGTTTATATCCTTACTAGACCAAGTAGAAGAGTAATACCAAGAAACGAAATTAAGAAGATTGTTGTAAGAGATGATTCTGACAAGGTTTGGGTATATGATATTGAAACATCAGATCATACATTTGTTATTGCTACTGGTGATTTAGTGGTTAGCAATACCCAGCAATTAGTTGTGACTAGTCGTGTTGTGGAATCAGACCAAAAGAGATTCAATGATAAGATATTTCCTTGGTTGTTAGATCATTTTGGTATTAATGAATGGAAGTTACTTCTTAAGAATCCTGAAGAGAAGTCTGAACAGGCTAGAGCCCAATTCATGCAACAAAAGACAATGACAGCAATGCAGCTACAGCAAATGGGGTTCAAGGTTGAGTTGGTTGAAAGCTCTGGAATTGAAGATATTGATTTTAAGGTATCTGAAATGACAGAAGAAGAAAAACAGCAACAGCAGATGTCTCAAATGGGTGGAATGATGGGAGGACTAGGAGGAGGGTATGAGGAATATGAAGGAGAAGGTGGAGAGCAAGGATTAGAATATGCACCACCGGGAAGTGGGGAGGAAAACTCACATACTGAGAAAGGAGTAACATACCATTCACATGACGGACATCCGCCTCATCCTGCTAATATGCCACATGAAACAAGTACATCAAAACAACCGCTAGAGGAGGATGCTTTTAGGGACTTCAACGCAGACAAGAAGAACCAAAGGGAGGAAGATTAAGTGAATAAGTCCTATTTAGGGACTACTAGTACAACATTCTCTCCTACTCACGGAAAACGAAAAGGATTAGGTAAATTACGTGAGTTAAAAAACTGGTTGTTGTCTACTAAGAAGTGCATAAAGAAATCTCGCGAGTACAAAAACAATCGAGATGGCCTGATAGACCCAATCGTTGATCCTTATTCTGAAGAGATCTACAAATGGATTGAGGAAGAAATTCAAAAGGGATTCAAGATCAAGGGTCTCAAGATTCCTGGAAAACATCCCAAGAAGTCAAAACAACTAGGATCACAAATAGAATCCGATCTATACAAAGGTCTAGAAAAGGTAGTTACCAAGTATCTAGACAATCTTAATCCTGGTATGACACAGACTCAAATCATCGCAGGAGTGGAGGATCTGGTAAGAGACTGGACAAAAAAGCAACAAGAGAAGTTGGATGGAGTATTTCGACAACTACATGAACAAGGGTTCATAGCTGGTACAGCCGCATCTGGAGTTAAGACAGCAATGAAGGTAGCAGATAAACTTGCCCTTGAGTGGATAGCAAGAAACCCTAACAGAATTGGAGCTAGTATAACAACGTTTGGGTCAGAGCTAGTAGATCAATTCCGGGGCATAATAGCGGAATCTTTTGGCCCAGAAGGAGCATACAGCGTACCAGAGCTTAGAAATAGAATGTCAGAATTAGTAGAGACAGAACGATACAAGTTGGAGAGGATAGTAAGAACAGAGGTAGCTGGAGTTTCTGGCATTGGAAGATTGTTAGGATGGAGTAAAGACCCAGACAAATACTACTATGAATACCTATGGATAAATCCCATGGACGATAGATCAAAGCCTATTAGTAAGTGGAGGGTATTGAATGGACCCTATACATACGATGAAGCTGTCTTTTTGTGGGAGCGACAAGGGCAGAATATAGAAGGAAAGATTTATTTAGACTTTTACAATCAAAGATGCTCTTTGGCGAGAAGGCCAATTGATAACGAGTGGAAGGGAAACAGATTTGCAGGGGATAATTCTTTCATACATACAACTGACTTAGGTTTTACGTAACCATGAATTACGTTTTTTTGTAGGATTGACTATAATATAAGTAGGAGAGGAGATTAGAGAAAAGTGATTTCTAGTAAGTCCCGAGATAAAGAAAAGACTATCGAAGACATACCACAGGAGACTATTACCTACTACTCATGGCCTGAATGTTGCCAGTTTTGCGCATTTGAAGGCTGTCGTAAAGGATTAAAAGTAGGACATAAGTGGATGGTAGACGAAGTTGAGTACAGGTCTTGTGCCAACTTTTACTAATAGGGAGGAAATATATGATATGGGATGATGCCTTGACAAGACGACTGATTGAGCTAAAAACGGCCCCTGAAAAGCATACCGAAGCTGAAATAGCTGGTATTTTGTCGGAGGAGAGAGGAGTAGTAGTCTCAAGAAATCAAGTGCATGGAAAGCTTATGGGAGGAGGGGTAAACTTAGAGTCATTAGAATCTGAAAAACCTATTCCTCTATACTTGCCATACTACACTAAATACATAGAGTATTTTGAGGATCGAAAGATTGCAGAGCCAAAAGTAATTGATCTAGAGGGAGTCAAATACGAGACTGATGATCCAATAAAGATACTTAAGGTTGGGGATTTTCATATACCGTTCGAGAACCAGGATTTCATTCAAACCGCAGTTAATAGGAACCTTACAGCTGATGTAATAGTAATGGACGAAGTTATGGATTGCTATGCTTTATCTAGATTTACTAAGTCTGAGAATATCCCGTTTGAGATAGAGCTTGACAGGACTGTTAGATTGTATGAATATTTATCGGAGAAATTTCCTAATTCCGTAATAATTCTGTTGAATACAAATCACAGTAATAGGGTAAGTAAGAAAGCATCGGACATACATGAGTCACTTAGATTCCTAGTAAATTCAGACATCAATAGAGTTTTGAGTAGACCTTTCCCTAATATTATCCCTGTTGATCAATGGTTTGTACAGATTAATGATGCAATATTTTGTCATTGTGAAAGAGTCTCTAATGCATATCTTACTAGATCAGGAAGTGTTACAAAGGCGTTTGCATTTTTCACTGATTGGAAGTATGCTTTAGGACTGAATGACTTTAATATAATTGCTCAGGGGCATACCCATCAAGTTAACGTGAGTTATGAAAGAGCTGGAACATGTAAGATAATGGAAACAGGTTGTCTATGTAAGCCTCTATCGTATCCTGTTGAGAAGGCATATGGTAGGCCACAGGTAGCAGGATATGGAGTTGTGATTCAGTCGGGTGGAAAGTCAGATATAGAAAATAGTAGGGAGTATGTACTTCCAGCACAGAAGTATAATCCAGAGGTCATATCCCAACGTAACGGTTGGACATAAGATCAGAATAGGAGTACAATTATGCCAAGGAAATATTTTCCGTTTGGTGGTAGAGAAGTAGAGATAATTCTTGACTACGATATTATGGAAAGGCATGGTTTGCAAGGGCAAGCTCCGCCTACCATGAATAAGATTTATGTAGATGGTAAAGGAACTAACGATGACTTAATTGTAAACGTGCTTCATGAAGCATTTCACAAGGGAAGTTATTTATTTTCTGACGAACAGATATCGGAAACTGATTGCCGGGTATGCAGTGAATTAACGCTAGCATTTATCAAACGAGCAGGGGTATTTGATCAGGTAGTAGGGTGGTTACGAGATGGCGAAAACACAGAAGGAATTGAAAAAGAATATCCTAAATGCGATTGTGAAAGGGATACAGAGAAACGGGGATCGAATATTCGCGACTAGTCAAATCAAGTGTCCGGTTAGAACCGGATATCTTAAGAACACGGGTGTAAAAGAGGATCTAAGCAAAGGAACTAGGATATCTTATAGAGCAAATTATTCGTCTAGAGTACACAATGGTTCTGAAGAAAAGGCGATAGATGGGACTCAGACAGTATATATAAGCCAACACAAAAGAAAAGTAACCGGAGTTGCGAATGAGATTAGTTCCACAGAAAGACTTGGGGGATCTTCACTAGGAACGCATAAGGGGGAACAACTTAATCCATATAAGTTTGTCGGGAGGAAAAGGACTACAAAGTATATCACGGTAAGGGCGCATAAGAGGCAATATAAAGATAGAAGATTAGTTCCAATTGATGCAAGAAAGGGAATATACAGAGTAATAAGCAAGTGGCCTAAGTTGAGAGCAAGACCGTTCTTACTTGAAGCAACTAAGCAAGAGATAGTCCATCTAACAGAAGACATATCGTTTTATCTAAAGAGGATAAAAGGGGTACAGAAGTGAATGTAAAGCCGTTTTTGGAAGAGGGAAAAAGAGTAGTAGATGCTCTGAGTATGGGTGCTATAGATAGCTATAAAAATCTAGAAGCTATTGAAGCAACTTGTCATAATATTCTTTCTCAAATAGCAGAATACGGTACTGATTTAGAAGAGGCTATAGAAAGTAACAAGGAAACTAGAAAGTTTCGATATTGGGACAAAGTAAATGATGAGTGGGTAGATTAGCAGAAATGCAGTCAAAAAATAGAAAAAGAAAGAGGAGGTAAAAGTATGGATTTGAAGGAATTGCACGAGAAGGTTTTGTACCCCACATGTAGAGTAAGGCTAGAAAGTTCTGGAGGAAGTGGTACTATTATTTATTCAGAAGCTAGAAAGTCAAAGGATCCAGGAGACCCAAATGAATACCAGACTTTTGTTCTTACCAACCATCACGTTATTGCAGATGCTGTAAAGGCGGTTGAGGATTGGGATTCAATTATAAAGAAGAAGGTCAAGAAAGAAGTAAAATCTAGGGTCAGTGTTGATATTTTTGATTACATTGATCTTAGTAGAGTTGTTTCAACCAATACCCACATGGCTGATATTATTGCTTATGATAAGAATCATGATTTGGCTTTACTTAAGCTCGATACCCCTAGAAAGTATCCTTATGTGGCTGATTTGTGGCCGAAGGATGCAGAAGACGAGATTAAGATGTTTACTGAAATATTCACATGCGGAGCATCACTACTCCATGAACCATTTGCTAATCCTGGGCATGTAACGTATTTGCAGGAATACATTGAAGAAGAAATATATTGGATGTGTAATGCTTCCATGATCTTTGGTAATTGTTTGCCAGGAGAATCCCTTGTTTCTATGGCAGATGGTAGGGTTAAGCGAATAGACGAAGTGGTAGAAGGGGATACCGTTTGGTCATACGGACATAGTGCTGGGATGAGCAAACACACAGTAAAACGCGCAATAAACTCGGGCAAGAAGAAGATTTTGGATATAAAGACGATGGGAAGAACTATAAGATGTTCTGAAAATCACCCACTAGCAAAAGTAGAGTCTTTTAGTGATTGGTCTGGTAAAAAACACAATGTAGTAAAATGGGTTCCAGCCAATGAGATTGTTAACGGAGATACCATAGCTTGCTTGGACAGGCTACCAGAAAGAACAACTAGGAAAGGGATAAATCTATTCCAGCTTCTCGGAACACAAGACAACGATAATATAAAAGATTTCATATGGTTTTGTGGGTATTATCTTGGGGATGGTTGGTCTAGGAATAGAGACGGTGATGGATATGAAATTTCTGTGGCATGTTATAGCGATGATCCAAGAAGTAGATTAGAGAGCATTTTCGAGAATGTATTTGGTTACAAGCCCTCATTTAATAGTGCTTCGGAAAAGGGAGGAACTCTATCAATATACAGAAAGGATGCCTACGAAATATTGGTAGAGGCTGGTCTTACAGGAGCTTCCAGAACAAAGGATATTCCAGACTGGGTGATGTCTTTGCCTGATAACGATATGCGGGAATTTATTGATGGCTATTTGACAGCTGATGGTCACTTGAACAAGAATCAAGATATGGTTTTTGAGGCTGTAAACGACACAATGATCAAAAAGATAAGAATGTTGTTTATACATCTTGGAGTGGATGTATCAAATATTAGTACTAGAACTAGGGATGTCGAGGTGAATGGGTGCAGCTACAATACAACTACATATGCATTTTCTGCTTATCCTAATAAGACTAAAAGCAAGAATTGCTATGTAGGAGGAGACCACTCAGGTTTGCCAGCGGATTTAGTGTATAAGAAGGTTAACAGTGTGGAAGAATGCGAGGAGGAATATGTATATGATCTAGAAATAGAAGGAGTTCATAACTTCTTTGCTGATGGCGTGTTGGTACATAATTCAGGTGGATCTGTTTATACTAAGGAAGGTGGTAAATTTATTGGTGTTCCAGCAAGAGTAACAGTTAAGCAGCTTGGGTTTGGAACAGACGTTGTAACTTGGATGGGATTTTTTGTTCCTATTCCTAGAATTTATAGGTTTCTAGATGAGCAAGAGTTCCAATTCCTTTATGACTCAAATGATTCATATGAGGCTGGACAAAAGAGACGTAATAAGAGACAGAAAAGGTCGATGTTCGAACTCGTCAAAGAAGACGATGACGACGCACTAGCAGTTCCATCAGAGTTATTTAATCAGTACGGAGGCGTACCGGAAGAAGAGTAATAAGGAGGGAGGTATGTCTGAACCAAGAATACCAGAATGGCAGGAAATTGTTTGGGAAGAAGTATCACATTTAGTTGGAAAAGTACTTACTAAGATTGAAGCTGCTTTTTCAGAGGAAACACAGCGAGAAAGCTTCAAAAAGATCGTAGAGCAGGATATCTATGATGCAAGAAATTTGATATGCCGTAGATTAGCAGAGCTACGAGAAGAGGAAAACTAATAAATCCTTAAGGAATGGGGAGAGGGTGTAAAACCCTCTCCTCATCATAGGTTGGAGGAAATAATGGGAGCATTAGACGATTTAAAGAAATGGAATCCAGAAGTAGTTAGAAGGCCACGGTCTGGAAATGATGGTATGTCTGCTTCTGCTTTTTTGGCTATTTATAAGGACATAGCCAATAACAGAGCTTCTGATGATCAAGTAGAAAGAGCGTTTACAATGCTAAAGAAGAATGTAGAAGGAACTCAGTTTGAAAATCAATTTGCAATAGCAAAAAGTAGGGTAGATCAGGCTTTAGCAATTGATGCTGTTGCAGCTGCTATACATAGAACTCCTAGTTACGCACAGACGATATTCGGATCATGCGATATAGGATACATAACAAAGGAATTGAATACTCTTTCTGGTATGGAAGATGAATCAGATGTAAGGAGAGAGTCAAGAGGATTTTTTTCAACTATAAAATCAGACGATGATTTTGAGATGCTTTAATGCGTTATAGGAGTAAGGAAAACGGAGAGGTTGATTTTCTAGTCTTGGACTGGAATTACTATGAAAAAGTTGAAGATCCATTTAATTCTGTTAGAGTTAACGGAGTAATTCTAGCTACTAGTAGCGGAATGCCGGTATTCCCGTATCATAAGGGAGAGGAATTGAAAGGAACCCGCTGGGATATGATTAAAGACCTATATTGGTTAGACCTTCGGGAATTGGAGTTGTAGTCATGGCAGAGAAGAAAGATATAGGAAAACACATTGAAGAATATCTAGCACTATACGAAGCACAAAAGCTTGCTCCTGATGTTGATATTATTTCCCACGCTGAGTTATTGACATTGAATAGATACTTTAACAACAAAAAGTATTTAGATATGGCTAAAGAGAGAGGATTTGAGGGAGAGCCACTAATCGTAGGTGGATATGCTTCAGTTGAAGTTATTGACAAGCAAGGTCATTTGATTACAACAGACGCTTTGAAGGAAGCGTTTTCTAAGTTCATGAAGAACTTCAGAACTAGAAATGGTATTGTAATGCATTGCCTTGCCCCAGAAACCAAAATTAAAGTACGCGGAGATAGAAGCTTTGATAATAAATATAAGGAAATAGGGGATATCAAAATAGGAGATTTTGTCATTTCTTCTGAGGGAAGAAGATGCGAGGTTCTTGATGTATATAAATATAGGTATGTGTCAGACATTAACTTATTAGAACTAGATAATGGAGAAACTATTAGGATTAGCGATAGGCATAGGGTATTGACTAAAAGGGGATGGATATACGCTAAAGATATAAGACAAAATGATGTTATTTTAAAGATGAGTAGAGAATATGCTATAGGACACACACCTTGGTGGGATAATAAAGAAGGAGGAGAAAATCCCAGCAAAATAACAGCAAATATAAGAAAGGGAAAATCATTATTTGAAATATACGGTAAAGATAAAGCATTACAGATAAAAAATAGACTGTCATTTTCAGTCTCAGGAATTAAGAATCCAAGATATAAAGGACCTAAGGTATTAGTCTGTAAATATTGCAGGAAGGAATTCCAAATTTCAAGGAAACGGAGCTACCAAGTATTTTGCTCTAAAGAATGTAGGTCTTTAGCATTCTCAGGAAAGAATAATCCTTCTTATATAGATGGCCATTCTATCGATTTTACTTATATAGGATTTACCGAAGAGGTAAAAAAAGAAACACGAAATCGGGATAATAATAGGTGTATGATATGTGGTGCTAGTAATAATTCTGTTGATTCATCATTATATGTACATCATATTGATTATGATAAAGAAAATTCTACTTCATCTAATTTAATAACTCTTTGTGATAAATGTCATGGAAAAACGAATTTTAATAGGGATAAATGGAAGGCATATTTAACTGAGTTGTTGTTATCCAAAGATAGTCTACAAGTTTCTAATGGAACCAAGATATTGTCTGTAAGAAAAAATCATTATGATGGATATGTATATGATCTAAATGTAGACAAAGATCACACATATTGTGGAAAGGGTATTGTATTTCATAATAGCGATGCTCAGGTAGGATGGATAATTCCCCTATTCATTAATAAAGAAGGAAATATCTATAGGTCAGGTATATCAGACAAAGGATTGTTTGTGGTTTCTGAGATAAATAGTAGCGGAAGGATACCAGAGAAGGTAAGGGAAGAGATCAAGAATGGTAGCATTAGATCTTATTCAATTGCTGGAATAGCCACAGAGAAAGAGGATGTTAAGAAAGCAGGGGGAGGAAGCTACCTTAAGGTTACAGCACTAGAACTTTCTGAGATTTCTTTTGTCCAGAATCCAGCAAACCAAAAGGCTCATTTCAACCTTATAAAGGGAGATAAGGCAGAGGAAGAAGAAAAGGTTACAGATCTTGAGATAATTTCTCTAGATGATGCAGTCAATGTATTTCCTAAAAAGACTTTAGAGTTGTCAGATTGTACTGTATCAATGGTTGGCGACATGATAGAGAAGGGGAAGAACGGTAAGATAGATATATTAATTCGTTCAGATGACAAGTCATGGCTGTCGGAAGCCGTAAAGGTCAGGCTAGCTAGAGAGATATCTCCAGAACAGAAGAACAGGCTAAATTATATTAGCTCCCTAGACAAAAACAAAGAGCACATACCGTTATATAAGCTTGAGTTAGTTCCTTGCGAGAAGTTTGGTATGCTGAAACAAGTGAATGGAGAAGAAGTAATACAGAAGGTTGATAGGGGATATGGTTCAACAACTGAACCCCTTATAATTGACATGGCAGAGTTGATGAAAAGTATTGTAGGCGATAAGGTTCTAGAGCTTGGTTGTGGAAACGGTAGCTTACTACAGATTTTACGGAATTCTCATTATTGGGTTCGCGGAGTTGATATTGATGAGATGGTAACAAAGGATGTAGAGGAAGATGGTATCGTTGTAGATCATTGTGATATCAGTAAGGGACTTCCATACGAAGATGATGAATTTGACACGATTATTTCAATGCATGTATTAGAACATATCGAGGACATACAAAAGGCATTGGATGAAAGCGAAAGAGTAGCAGGACAAAATGTAGCACATATCGTTCCACTAGGCAAAAGACTTCAAGGAGATCACAGACATCATTGGGATAGTATAGTAGACCTTGCTGCGGAGTTTCCTGGATGGAATGTAAGAAAGATCCAAGGATCTGACAACAATGCAATTATCTATAAAGGCGACAGAAAAGAAAGAAGCAAGACATATCTTGATATCGTTAAGGGTGATTTGAGATTGAAGAAACTACAAACTGATTTTGTAGGGCCTGCACTACCCACTCCAGAAAAGTCGCAGGAAGAAGAAATAGAGAAGATAGAACTAGTTCCAGAAGAGTATGAGCTAGAGCGTAAACAAGATGAAGAGGGATTAGATAAACCAACTCCCGACACAGATAGAGAAAAGATAATAAAGAGTCCTGAATATGTTCCAACAACATCGGAAGAGGAGGATTTAGTAGTGAGAGCCGGTCCTCCTGGACCCCCACCAAGAACTGGACTTGAATGGAAGGAGGAAACAAGGAGGTGGATAAGACCAAAGAAGAGAAATGTAGAATATAATAGAGGTGAAATTACGAGAAGTCCTGATAGGAAAACGTATATTTCGAGAGGAGAAGTGCGGGAAAACTACGTAAATCCGAATAATCTAGTTTTCAGAGAATCTGATCAGCACAATTTAGAGTTCGTTGAAGAGTCGTGGCCTGACGCGGAAGATATGCCTCCAATTGTCGGATATGTGGGTGATAATGAAATTAATATAGTTGATGGTCATAATAGGGCTTTACACGCTAAGAATAAGGGAAAGAATGTTGATATAGTATATATTGACAAAGAAACCTTTGATAAACTTATTAGCATGGGCTTCGACGATATGGAAATAGCTTATGCAGTATTAAAGGAATCAAATAACCATGACCAAGCAGATGATTTAGCAGAACAATTTAGAGGAGCTAGGATTAGAGAAGAGGGAGTAAAAGCATGGAATGCTCTTGCGGAAATACAAGAGGAATCTGAAGATGAGGATTTAGAGAAACAATACTCAAGATCGAAATGTATGCATTGTGACGAACCTCCTACAAAGGAATTACTTTGGGCCGATGGAAGAGGAAGAGCCTGGTTCTGCGATAAACATGCAGAGGAATTCAAGGAAGGCGATAATGATGTTGTTGCTACGCATAAGGTAAAGGACGGAGAAGTTCCAAAGAAGTGGGGAGACAAGGTAGAGAAGGATGCTACTGCATCTACTACTAGACCACAAATAGATGATATTCTAAGGGAAGAGGATGAAACAGGTAAAGACTTAGATTTACCACCTATACATGTTGAAATTCCTGATGACTTAGATCTTGAAGAGATAGGAAACACTATATCTGAAGAGATAAAAAAGAAACTAAGCTAAAACAGAGAGTGATGAACCAGATACCCCAGAGGAAAAGGTGGATAATTAGCATCGTAGCGATAACTTGTCTTACAATCATCGCATTGGCCTGTCTCATCACTCAGAGTGATGTTGAATGGCAAACTATAATAATTATCACAGGAACTATCGGAAGTATAGCTGGGGTAGCCGGAGGAGCAAAAGCGGTTAATTCCATAAAGAGAAGGAGGAGAGAGAAAGATGAAGCTTAGGACTCCCGTGGGAGAAATTGAGGTGATGGTCTCATTCAGAATGCCTAGATTTAGAAGATTCACTAGCTGTAACTTGATATCTCAGAGGAAGATACAGGAAAGGGGTACTGTATACTGCACAATACCGACTAAGCTAGATATGTTAAGAGAATACGAAGGAGACCAACCATTTAAGGATGAGTACTAGGAGATAAATATGTTGCAATGGGATAGGATAGATCTAGAACAGAAGGCCATAAATAAAGCTGCTGAGGAATTGGAAAATAGGCCACGTAAAATAAATAGGGAATATTGTCGTGACTGTGTTCACTACAATGTATGTTCTCCAGATATAAAGGAGAGATTCGCAGAGATTTATGAGGACATAGAAAAAAGGTGTTTCCCCGAAAACGTAGAAGTAACTGTTGCATGCATACATAAGTCTATCAATACTTTTACATCGTGTAGCTTGGTAGAGACTAGCAACTTTCATACAAATTGTGACTCAGCTATAACTCCGTATGGACAGAATCATTAAAGAAGACAGCATTGAAGACTGATGAAGACAAGTGAAGACTTACGAACAAATAGGGTCTTCTTTAAGGACAGAAAAGGAGCTTAATGAAGACTGATAAAGAGTATATTTTAGAGCTAGCAGAAGGATTAGATAATCTAAAAAGATCTACTTTTACCGGAGATATAGAGTGCGTTATTATACTCGATCCAACAGCAAGAATAATAGCTAGTAGATTGAGAGAAATAGCCGAGAATTTAGAGTAATTTAGCTACGAAAAAAAGTTGACGCGCTAAAAAAAGTATGATATACTTGGTATAGTGGGTTAAAGCTAAGCATAGCGGTACAGTAGAAAAGTAAAGAGTAGGATAGTAGGAATACTCTATATAGGAGGGTGCCTGCGAGTCCTACTTTTTTGCGTGTAATAAAGGAGAAATTAGGAATGAATGTAGAGAACATTTTAAGGTTGTATAAAAGCCTGAAGAAGGAAGAAAAGTTCTCTATAGAAGACGCGAGAAAGACTGGAGACAAATTGGATGTTGACTGGTCAAAGATAAATCAGCATCAACTTCATATGGGAATGAATCACGAACTAGAACATGCAGAATCACTAGGAAAAAGCGACGCGGAAACAATGGCAAAGATTGCAGTAGATCACCAGGTCGGATGGCTAAGACCAACCTGGTTGAAGAACAAAAAAAAGACGGAGGTCAAATCTAATGGATATTGATGAGAGAGTGGATGCAATAGAGAAGAAGCTTGAAGGCAACACATTGGCCTTGTCTGCAACTGCTGAAACCCTTGAGACTATGAATAGTTATCTTGGGCGACTAATCCAGAAGCAGGAAGCGGATGAAGAGAAGAAAGAAGAAGAGTTGAAGGAACAAGAAGAGGAAGAGAAGGAAGAGAAGATGGTCAAGAATCTCATTAAGGCACTAGAGATTACCTACCCTAATCTATTCAAGGAAGCTGGTCCCGATGTACCCGCAGAAATGACGAATACCGGCGCGGATAGTGAAGAGGGTTCAGAAAAGGTAGATACTAAGCCTGAAGAGAGTCAAAAGCCTATTGATGATGGTAATGTAACTGATAAGGTAGAAAAGCAAGAGGATGAGAAGGAAGAGGAAAAGGTTGAAAAGGAAGGCTCTGATGAGGAGAAGGAGAAGCAAGAAGAGGAAAAGGAAGAAGATAAGGAAGACATGGAGAATATGATTCAGAAGGCTGTCGAGGAAAGACTACGCAAAGCAGGGTTTAAGGAGTCCAAGGGACTTAATAGTCCAACGAGTCGAGACCTGGGAACTGGTGACATGCCAATCCTAAAGGGCGACGAGTCCGAGTCCGAGACTGTTGAGAAGATGAAAGACTTAAGCTATAAGGAACTCCGTAGGATGCAAGAGAAGATGAACCAAGATTCAAACACTCAGATGCCCGGCGGAGTATGGAATTTTGACTAAGGAGTTTAGCTAGGACGGTTCGCAAAAGTGCAGTTTTGTGTACCCTATTATGTAAAGTGTTATAGCTGGATCGGCCGAAAGAAAGAAAAGGCTTGACATAATAAAGTATGGTAAATGATAAGGGCACTAGAGTAAAAGAGTCAGATAATATCCTAGACTTAGGTAAGGAGAAACATGATAAGGATAATGAAAGGGCTTGTAACTCGGATTGCGGGGAACGTCATTTGGGCATAGAGTACCTATTAATATGTAGGTAGGTGTGTAAAAGCTCTAAGAGCCCAATGAGAACAACAATTGAATATATGTAGGTCGTATCCGTAAGGTCTCCGAAAGGAGCGTCTCCCATAAGAAGGATCGACATAGGGAAATCGAAATCGGCATAATGCTAGATGGAGAGAAAAAATTTGGGAGAAAAAACGCATAAGGGAGTCGGATGCGTAACGTCTCAGAAAATGAGATAAAAGACTCCAAATAAGAATAAGGAGATATGAAACATGTCTGACGAAATAGGAATTGCTGAATTTATCGCGTCAAGTCAGCGTGGTCTACAGACCAAGGTTTTTGGAGAGGACTACTTGAAAAAGCAGACCTACCTAACAACCGCAGCTTCGACGTTCAATCAGACCTACGGACGCAAGGTATGGGACGCACTTAATAATAAGAAGGTCACCTACAATGCCATTAAGAAGGTTCCGTGGGGGAATACCGCGGGTTGGGTTCTTAGAACCGACCGTGGAGACCAAAGGGTTCGCCCCGTCACAGAGACCGGAAGTCTTCCGACCATTGACGTGTCGAACTACGAGGGCGTTTATTCGCTGCCAAAGATTCCTGCGGCAACGTTTGGCGTCCCGGTGAAGTCGATCTTTGTTAATTCTCTTGCGGGCGGAATGGGGGACATCCTCGCCACCGAGCAAGAGGCTTGCGAGAGGGACTTTGTAAAGAATATTAACCAGCAGCTGGTTTCAACCCCAGCATGCTACGCAACTGGCGGGTCTACAACTACGTTTGTATGCGCTTCGGCCGCAATCGCTTCCCAGTTCCATATCGGCGATACCGTCGATTTTTGGGATGAGACTGGTGGTGCAATTGATGGAACCGCTCGTGCCGTGTCCAACGTGTCCGGTACAACCGTGACCATTGCAACTGGAACGGCCATTGCCGCTGGCGATACCGTCTTTGTACGGTCCCGTGCCGCTCTAACCTCCCTTGGCGACATTTGTTGCGAGGATGGGATGATTGTTGGCGGATCTGGCAATGCCGTAAATCCCGATTGCTACAATTTGACAACTAGAACCGCTGGTGGGTATGCCGCTCTGGCAAACTACGATGGGAATGATGGAACTGGTAGAGACCTTACCCTCACGATGATCGATACTCAGATTCAGAAGATCCGCGAAGCTGGTGGCGAACCCAAGCTCATTACAATGGGCTGGGATCAATATTTTAGGATGGAGCGACTTCTGTCGGCTCAACAGCGTTATATGGGTACCGAAGAGTATCAGGTTGGCGTTGGCGACGAGCGAACCCTTCCTGGAACCCGAACTGGACTTGTTCTCTCAACCTATATGGGCATTCCGATTCTTCCCGACCCAGACCAGATGAAGTCCGTTGATGACTCTGGTACGGTTCTTGGTTCCGATATTATGGTTCTCGATACTGACTATCTTGAGATCGCGGTTGCGCTTCCCACTCAGTACTACGAGAATAGGGATTACTTCCATGCGGACGCTTTGGTGGTCCGTGGCCTTCTGTATATGATGGCTGAACTTCGCGCTCTTAGGATCGACGTTCAGGGTAGAATCTCTGACCTCAATGCGTAATTAACTCAGGGACTTCGGGGGGGATTAATTTCCCCCCCAATCCCACAAATTTTATTTTTGGAGGTTCGAATGAGCTATAAGAAGGGAGCCAAAAGGATGGTGGACCTCTGTGGTAAGGGCCATATGCCGTTGATTCCGGTTTGCTGCAAAGCATCGGTAAATGCTACAACGGTAGATGCTCTAATACTTCAGTTTCCGTTTCCAGTGATAGCTAGAAGGATATATGGAACTTCGGCAGATACCGTAACCGGCGATATGTCAGTTATTGTAACCGATGGTACAGATACCGAGACAGCCCAAGGTGATACAAATGCTGAAGTTTGCAGTTCGGTAGCTGGTAGCCAACAGTTTGCAGCTGATACCGACATCACGATTCAGCTAGAGTGTGATAATGCTGGTGCAGTAAATATTTGTGCAGTTGTATTCTTCCAGCCTTGCGGCGAATTTTACGACGAGGGTTAAGATGATTGTGGGGAGGGTTTAATCCCTCCCCCATTCACGATATTTTGGGATAATGGGTTAATAAGCCATTAGCGAGAAAAATGATAAACCGAGCGGAGAGAAGGCATCGCGAACATAGAAAGAGAAGAATGGTAAGAGGTTGGCTTAGAAACGTTTGGAAATTGGATGAAGATTGGATTGACGACAAGAGAATTGGAATGACCTCAAAGACTCCGCAAATGTGTTCTTGTTGGGCATGTGGACATCGAAGAAGGTGGCAAGGTCCTAGAATGCAGGAGTTAAGGCAGAAGGAGGAAAGCAATGAAACCACACAGTAAAAGGTATAAAACAGGAAAAAAGAAGGGAATGTTGCGACCTGTGCGGAAGGAACGAAAAGTTGATGCAGTACAAAGGGAAGAACCTGTGGTTGTGCAAGAAGTGCATGAATCACATGAGAAATTGGTAGATAAGTTGGATGCAACTCCAAAGGTTGAGGAGAAGGTTGAATTCATCCACAAGCTCAGAAATAAAGAGCAAGAAGAAATCGAACAATCCTGTCCAGTTTGTGGATGTGTTGGAGACTCACAAGAATCTAGACCTTGGGAATATAGTGATGAGATTGCAAGATTCCGCTGCAAGCAATGCGGGGTAATGTATCAAGTATGCTTAGCAACCGGCGAAATCCAGATGTAAGAGGTGAATTATGGGAGCATATCAAACAAAGTTAGACGCTAGGGTTTATGCCCAATGGCCTAGGGAAAGGGACCCATCTACTAGGGAATCTCTAAGGCCAATGTCAAAGAACTTTCCCGTTGATTTAACGTTAGCAACTCCAGGAACTGCGGAAGATCTTATTACGGTTGATGCTGGTCAACAGACAATCAACATGATTACAAATCCTAGTTTTGCGTTACCTGGAGCTGGGAATCCTCCAACTGGTATGGTTGCTAGTGAAGCAACCCTTGATACCGATGGGACTACGTTTCTTTATGGTGCAACTTCAATGGAAGTTACTCCAGATAATGCAGCGGATAATGAAGGTGGATATTGGGATCTTGGATCATATCCGGCTAAAGTACCGCTTTGCGTTAGCGTATATCTGAGAGATGCCGCTGCTGGTGGAGATGAGGCACTAGTAATAATTAAGGATGATTCTGGTAATACAATCGCTACTGGAAATACAGTAACCCTTTCTACATCATGGCAGAGATCGGTTGCACAGATAGGAAAGGACGAGATGATCGAAAATACCAATCTAAGAGCTTATGTTGTTACAGGTTCCCAGCACGGAACGGTATTTTATGCGGATGGCTTACAAGCAGAGTCTCTTGAAACCGCATCTGTTTATTGTGACGGAGAGCAGGGACTTGATAATGAATGGTTAGAAACTGCTAATGCTTCACCTTCGAGGAGATATCGTCACGTAACAGAACTTAGAAATGGACATCTATTTTTCACTAGGGATACGTACATAGCCTTTGATAGGGATGCAGATTCAAGTGCTACAGATGCTGAAGATCGAGGAGAGTTCGTAAAGGCAGGAACGGACTACAACTTTGATAGAGCAGTTTTGATTACAAACAAAATTTCAATTGTAAATGCAGTAGCAGGAGAACAACCTAGGGTTTATGGAAACTTCTGGGGGTGTTAAGATGAACGATAATATTCCTAGATTTAGAAATCCTAGAACTGAAGAAGAAAGATCAGAACGACACAAAAGTAAATTTGGAACTTCAGATCTTCCTCCAAGAGGAACTGGATTATCAAAGGATAAGATTCTTAGGAGATATAAGGAATTTAGTAAGTCGGGTCCTCCTGGACCTCCCCCCTTTGCTGGTGCCGAGTGGCATGAAGAAACAAGAAGGTGGAGACATCGGGATTATAGCAAACTGAATCCTAGCGAACAGCTTAATCATGAGGTAATTCACCAAAGTGTAAGTGGAGCTAAGAAACACGTTACTAAGCTTAATAGCTCAAAACCTGGGAGAGCTTCATACGATGACTTAGATGAAGCTAAAAAGCTTGCTAATCATTTAGGAACGAAGATAGGTTTAGTTCCTAGAGAAATAAATCCAAAATTTCCTCATGCACAAGGTAGTTTGATGAGATGGCTAATAGACGCAAAAAGAGATCTAGACAATAGCATATCTAGACATGATTCAAGTCATACTCCGAGTAAAGGGAGGAGAGATACTAGCGAGGTAAGAAAAATGGCAAATAAGATGTATGACGCAGACAAAACAGTAACGGTTGGTCATATGCCGAAGGAAGAGGGGGAAGGTGGAATTAGAAAGCGTCCTCAGTGGATGAATATTCATAGAATTGAGCGAGTTGAGAATGAGGACAAAAATAAAAATTGCATTCCAGATAAGAAAGAGGTTGAAAAGATTGGTCCATTGGCTGCATTGGCAATTGGTTCTTTGATGAATTCCTACAGGAAAATTAAGAAGGAAAATAAAGAACTTGAAATAAAGAAGCCATTTGCAGGCTATCAAGACTTTGACGAGTGCGTTAGACGAAGTAGGGATAAGAGAGACCCTAAAGCGTATTGTGGATCAATTAAGTATCGAACGGAAGACATAAAGAAGTCGGGTCCTCCTGGACCTCCCCCCTTTGCTGGTGCGGAGTGGCATGAGGAGACAAGAAGATGGAGACACAGTAAATTAGCAGATAGTACGCAAGATAATATTGATAGTAAGCTTATGGCTGCAAGGCCAAGTAAGAAGCTTTCAGTTCCAGAAAGACATCAACTAAATGTTGCTAGAAAGACCCTAAGTTATTCCGATGCTGGGGCATTAGTAATGGGAGGGCCTAGTAAGAAAGAGGCTAGAGAAATTATTCAACGTCTAACAAAAGCTAGTCCTAGTACAAGTAAAGCTGAGTGTAAAGAAAACGAGAGTTCTCTTGATGAATTGAAGAGAGTTATTGGAATGAAAAAGCAAGGTCCTCCAGGTGGATATCGCCAAAAAATGCCTGGTGCAATGCCTAGAATGGGGGTAAAGCCAAGAATGCAGGTTCCTCGTACGAGAAGAACTTATAATGCTCCAATGCAAGGAAAACTTAGAACTGCAATGGGATCTCCATTGCAGCGTATGAATGATGAGAATGAAAAGAATATTGAAAAATACGTAAAGATAGCTAAGGAAGAGCTTGAAAAGCAGGCTCCGGGTTCACCACCAAGACAAGGATTGGTATGGTGTGAACTTACGCATAGATGGGTAACACCGGAACACAAAAACAAAACCACAGAACAATTAAAAACCCCCGGGGGGTATGCAAGGCTCACAAAGCCAGCGCCTAAGCCAACTATAGATGAAAGAGTTTACAGGGAAAAACTAAAGACACCGAAGGGATTTTCCGAGGTGACAAGTCCTGCACCGACTCCTACAAAGGTTTTAGTAAATAAGAAGAAGTAGGTGATAGAATGGATGATAAGGAGTTTTTGACAAAGGAAGAATTTGATAATTTTCTAGGAAATCATTTTGAGCATTTGAAGGATGATGTCCAAGATGTTATGGGTGGATTAGAGACTGTATATGAGGAAGTAAGCTCAGCTAGAGCTTGGACTAAGGGAGTTATGTATGTAATGGTACCTTTAGTTATAGCTATTGTAGCATCACTTATTATTTAGTGGAGGTTAATTATGCCAAAATGTAAAATATGCCCAAACACCGTAAACAACACGCTAGTTTTGCAAGAAGACGATAGAGGGGGAAGATACTATCAATGTCCACACTGCTTGCAATTTTGGATGGAATCTGGTGCTCAGTTAAAAGCTATGACAGGAGTTTCATCTGATGGTCAATTGGGAGGATATGACTTAGATCTTACTGGTATTTCCGACGGTGAAGGTATAATTTATAACTCAAGTGCAAATAAATTTGAGTCAAGCCCTGCTGGCGTTGGAGATATGACAAAAGCGGCATATGATACCAATGATGATGGAGTTGTTGACGGGGCTGATGATTCCGCGTTGCTAGATGGATCAACAAAAGCCCAAGTTCAAGACCATACTCCAAAATCGCATGTTTTAGGTTCTCACGGGGCTGATACTTTGGCAGATTTGAATACAATTGTTTCGGATGCTACTCTTGATGATAGTGGAGATTCAAGACCACCTACTGCGCATGCTTCGGACCATACGGATGGAACCGATGATATACAGGATGCATCAGATAGCCAGAAGGGGTTAGCTACGGCGGCACAAATAACAAAATTGGACGGAATAGATCCTGGTGCCGATGTTACTGCGGACAATGATCCAAAATCGCACGCATCTTCTCACCAATCAGGAGGAGCAGATTCCATAAAACTTGACGACCTAGCTGAACCAGATGATAACACAGATTTGGATTTCAGTACAACAAAGCACGGTTTGGTCCCAAAAGGAACTAATATTGGAAATTTCTTAAAAGATGATGGAACTTGGGGTGCTTCTGGTGCTGGTGATATGTTGAAATCAGTCTATGATACAGGAGATAACGGTCAATGCGATAATGCCGATGACTCTGATCTTTTAGAAGGTTCGACAAAGGCTCAGGTTCAGGACCATACGCCGAAATCGCATGTTTTGGGTGCTCATGGATCTGATACCTTGGCAGACATAAACGCTATAATTTCAGATGCTACTCTTGACGACAGCGGTGATTCAAGGCCACCAGATAATCATGCGTCAAATCACACTGATGGTACAGATGATATCCAAGATGCAACGGATAGCCAAAAAGGATTAGCAACATCTTCTCAAATAACAAAATTGGACGGAATAGATCCTGGAGCTGACGTAACTGGAGATAATTCACCCCAAGCTCATAAAGATAGCCATGATCCAGAAGACGGTGGAGATGCTCTTGATACAGCAGCTGCGTCTGAAATTGCCGGTGTTCAGTCAGCTGGTATAGGTACATCCCACTCACTAGCAAGAGCTGACCATGCACACCAAATTCAGCACGGAATTACTGATAACCATATAGTAACTGTAGACGATGCTTCAGCAGCAGACGATGAATATGCTAGATTTACAGCTAACGGTCTTGAGGGAAGAACAGCGGCTCAAGTTAGGTTAGACATAAATGTTGCTGACGGTGCAGACGTTACCGGAGATAATGCTCCTCAATCCCATAATACTAGCCATCAGTCTGGAGGAGGAGACTCAATAAAACTTGATGATCTAGCTGAACCTGATGATAATACAGACCTAGATTTTAGCACAACAAAGCATGGATTAGTTCCAAAGGGTACAAATGTTGGAAACTTCCTGAAGGACGACGGTACTTGGGCGGCTTCTGGTGCTGGTGATATGTTAAAATCAACCTACGACACAGGTGATAATGGGCAATGTGATATGGCTGATGATTCTGATCTTCTCGAAGGATCTACGAAAGCCCAAGTGCAAAATCATGCTCCGCAATCCCATAAGGATTCTCATGATCCAGAGGATGGAGGTGATGCACTTGACTGTGCTGCGGCTTCTGAAATTGCAGGAGTACAAGCGGCTGGTGAAGGATCATCACATTCGTTAGCTCGCGCCGATCATGCCCATCAAATACAACATGGAATTACGGATAATCACTTAGTTACAGTAGATGACTCTGCGGCGGCTGATGATGAATATGCTAGGTTTACGGCCAACGGTATTGAAGGAAGAACTGCGGCACAAGTAAGATCAGATATAAACGTAGCAGACGGAGCCGATGTTACAGGTTCTAATGCTCCGCAGGCTCATAATACGAGCCACCAATCTGGCGGCGGAGATGCAATAAAACTTGACGATCTTGCTACTCCAGATGATAATACAGATTTGGACTTTAGTACATCAGCCCATGGGCTATGCCCAAAGGGGACTAATACAGGCAAGTTCCTTAAAGACGATGGTACATGGGATACCCCAGTAGCTGGTGGAGGGGCTTTTGAAGAGTCAAGTTCAGTTGTGCAACAGGATACAGGAACAGCAGGATACGATGAGGATTTTGTATTTGGCTCTCCCCAACTAGACGACGATGGGGATGCAGACCACGATTCAAGATTTTTGTTTGATGAAGGAAAGGCAGCTTTTAGGGCTGGTAAGGTATCTGGTACTGATTGGGATAACGCCAATATGGGGGACTACTCGAATGCTTTTGGGTGGAACGTTAAAGCAAGCGGTTCATACAGTTTAGCGATAGGAGTAGATAGCGATGCAACTAATAACGGGTCAGTTGCACTAGGACAAAATCTGCAAGCAACTGGAGATAGCTGTTTTGCAGCTGGAAACCAAAATACAGCATCAGCTACGGGTGCAGCTGTTCTTGGAACAGAAAATACGGCTTCTGGGTCTGGGTCTTTTGCAGCTGGTTATCAATGTTCTGCTTTGGATTCATACGCTTCTGCGATTGGAAGTAGAGCAAAGACTAGCGTGTACGGACAGAATGCACGAGCTTCTGGGTACTTCTCGGAAGCTGGTGATGCACAGACTTCGGTATGCATTGCCCGTATTCAGACAACTAATGCAGATGTAAAGGAACTTGCACTAAATGGAGCAGGAGAAAGTCAATATATTGATTTACAGAGTGATGTAAGTTACGCATTTGTAATAACTATTGTAGCTAGAAGAACTGATTCCGATAATGAGAGTGCTATGTATTATTTCCGATGTTGTGCAGATAACAATGCTGGAACAAGCGCATTAGTTGGAGATGTAGTTAAAGATGTTGTAGCAGAGGATACAGCAGCATGGGATGCTAATGTAACAGTTAGTGATGCGAATGATAGGCTTGAGATAAAGGTAACTGGCGAAGTAGGAAAGACTATTAGATGGGTTGCCAGGGTTGAAATGACGGAGGTGAAAGGATAATGGCAGTTGAATATCCAGTAAGAAGTGATTCTCAGCAGAAGATTGAAGATGTAAAATTAGATAATTTAGCCGCTCCTGATGATACTACGGATTTAGATTTTTCTACTTCTCTCCATGGCCTTGTTCCAAAGGGAACTAACGTAGGAAATTATCTGAAGGATGACGGCACATGGTCATCTGTATCTCCTAGTTTAGGTGTTGGATGTAGAGTATATTTATCCACAGATTTTACGGCTGTTTCTGGATCAGATCGCCAAATACCATTTGATACAGAGTTTTATGATGTAGGTAACGATTTTGCTTCTAATACATTTGATGTACCAGAGAATGGGTATTATCTTGTTCAGCTTATAGTGAGGTTTGCGGAAACTCTATCTGATGGAGATGAATGTCAAGCTATAATAAAAGCAGGTAGTGCAGTTCTTGTAAGATCAACTCTGATGGTTCCTGGTACATATGCACCAACTGTACAGGCATCAATGGTGTGCTATTTAACAAGTTCTCAATACGTGTCGTTTTATGTAAGGCATGATCACGGTAGTGACAGAGATATAGATTCTGGAAATGAACATACTATTGCAAGTGTAACAAAACTAGGATAATAATAGTAGAAGATCCTATAAAGTAGGAGGAAACAATGAAATTTACATGGAGCTATGCTTTTCAGCCAACCGACCGTCCGGGAGGTATCAGGGCAATCAATCAAGGTGTTAGTGGAAGACTCTTTGACAATATGGAAGGATATGCTGATAATACAGCTATTCAGGCTGTGTGGTCTAGTACGGCTGGAACTGTAACTTTAGAGACAACTTCCCCCATGCGTGGAGGAAAGTCGCTTAAACTAGTTACTGGAGCTGCAAGCGATGATCTTTATAGGTCTATAGATTTTGCTACATTTGGCCATATGTTTCCAAGCGACGGGGATCGTCCGTCTTTTAGATATGTGTCACTTAAGATGATGCATGGAGGATCAAGTGGAAATGAAACAGTCAGGTTCAAATTATATGATGCTTCTGATTCATCAAATAACTATGCTTATATAGATCTTACAGTAGGTACTGGCAAGTATACTGACTATGTAATAGATTTAGATACGGATAACACGGAAAGTTTTCCAGCAATAACTAAGGGAGCATCGTTTGATGCAAGTCTAATAGATACAATTGCATTTGAAAACTTGGCAGATGCAACAACATTCTATGTTGATGACATCATATTTGTGTATGAACATTCACTAGTTGATATGGTTGGTTTCGGATCTGAAGCTGCAATAGGAGTAGGACAGGTTGGTTCTGTTCATGCGAAGTTAAATGGTTTGATTGATGATGTTAAGTCACTAGAATTCCAGACTATGCAGTACGTAAAGCAAGGAATGCCAAGTGCTGGATATGATCAACCATGCACATGGGCATTAGAACTTTTGTCAGATTTCGCTCCTCCAACTACGGTTGAGATTGAGCCTGGCAATTACACTATAGATAGGATACAAAAGGATGGAACTTCTTCAAGCCTTGTTGGTTCTAGTGCTGCTAGCGAATCAGTAGGAACTATTTATGCTTCTTATACTCCAACCCCTGCGAACCTTGATGCTGGGGATTTAATGAAAATTACATTCTCTGGTGGATATATTAGAGCAGATGGAACACCTTCTGAAGCGTTTACGGTACAAGCTGCATCAGGCCAAAAATTGGTAACGGTTAACGATTCAAGTGAGTGGACTGTAGGAAATCTCGTCCATCTAAGCGATGGTGCTGGTACTGATGAGTGGGATACTATTGCATCGATTATAGATCCCACAACAATTCAATTAACTAACAATCTTTCTAATACTTTCAATATTGCTGATACGATTTGTGAAGCTGTTAGAACCGACATAAGCACTGCGGTATTTTTTACTAGGATGACAACTGAAGCTGACGAGCAAGAGGTTATACCACTAGTTTCTAAGTGCGAAAATCCCCGCGTTGATATGAATGCTGGAACAGGGATTGAGGTATTTAGAATTTCTTTGACCAATCTCAGGGACGTAGAACCAACGGCGGCTGAAATAACTAATTATTCCGTTGATACTCTTAGATTTAGGGAAGGTACTGATTCTGATTGGACAAATGTAGGAATTTCAGATGTTACTATGAGTGATGTTGACGGATGTGTAATCGGAACTTATGATTTCCCTAATGCAGAATGGTTGCCAGGCGACTTTTGCAAAGTTGTTGTTTCAGATATCAAGGTAACTGATGCAACTACTCTACATGAACAAGAGATACCAGATATTGCAGTATTTCTTGAAGTTGGGGGACCACCTAATGCTGACAGTACAAGAAATTATACAGCTAAGGATGTAATTGGAAATAAGACCGATGCAATCCCGGCAATGGACCAAGCTCCTGGTAGCTGGTCCCTAGAATCCATTGCAAAGGCAATCCTTGAGAGAGTTGGCGCAACACCATCTGACCCGGATGATTCACTGCATACAATTTCAGGCCAGAGGGATGATGCTGCTCCAGCAATGGATACTGCTCCAGCATCTACGGATACATTAGTTGAACATCTTAAGGCAATTAGGGAGACCGTTGGACAGACTCCTGCTGATCCTGATGATTCTTTACATACGGTTGTAGGACAACGAGATGACAGTTCTGACCTAACAGCTGCTACTACAACTATAGTTAATCTCTTAAGGGGTCTTCAAGGAGCTTTGGGGGCTACTCCAGCTGGTACTGGAACTGGTTTAGAAGATGATGGGAGTCCAAGTTTGGTTACGGCTCTTGGTACAGATGGTGCAAATGTTACCGATTTGGCAGCATCCGTTTTAGGTGCAATTGGTGCTAACAATGCTAATAACGCCATGGATTCAAGTTCTGTGGTATCAAACAATGATGGAAGTGTACTAGAGCGACTTGAGGGAATACTATCAATTCTTGGTACTCCTGGAACTACTGATGGAGCAGGAACTACGACCACAGCTATTGATTCCTCAAGAACGGAAGCAGATGATTATTGGAATGGCGCGGTATTTGTTTGTCTTGATGGGGCAAATGCTGGTCTAGCCAGACCTATATGTGACTTTGATGACGGAACGGACATGCTAACATTTGAACCCGGATTCCCAAATGCGGTTGCATCAGGGGTTTCTTATATAATCCTTAATCTTTTTGATGTTGCGAGGATAATTGGGGATAACAATGCCAACAATGCTTATGACTCAAGTGCAGTTGTAGGGAATATTGATGGTTCAATGCTTGAAAGGGACGAGGCTGAAAAGGCTGCGATGCAAATTGTTGCTGGTGGGGGAACTGGGTTTGAAGCAGACGGAACTGGAACAACCCTATACAAGGCTCTTGTTGGTGATGGATCAGCGGAAACTTGGGCTGATGGATCAACTGCTCAAAGAAGTCTTCTTGACATGCCCTATATAAAGGCAGAATTTATTGGTTATCCTTCCCCCAATGTTGACGGTTCGAGCATGCAGATTGCAACACTATCTGTTCTAAACATGAGGCCAGATAGCGATGTTGTTCAATCAGGAGAAATTACCAGCGCAACAATAACCATTGAAAGATACAGAAGGGGTGTTGATACCGATTGGAACGCCATTGTATCGTCGCAGGCCATGACAGTCGCCAATGGATATGCTCATTATAGCTATACATTCCCATCAGCAAGTTGGGAGCAGGGTGATCTGGTTAGGTATAAACTTGAAAGCGCTGTGGTGACTATTGCCGGACAGACATTCCAAATTCCAACTATGTTTGGGTCTCATAGTGAATTGCGTAGATATCCAGATTCGATGCCGACAAGAAATATACTAGTTTTTGATGCTTTCGAATCATATATTAACGATGCCGCGTTGCAGGCGGTATGGACAGACGGCACTGGAAATTCCGCAATAACTAGAGAACAGGGTTCTCCACTATACGGTACAACCTCAATGAAGGTTGCTGTCGGAGCAGGGGGGGACGGTGAAGCTAGAAAAGGTATTGATGTAAACCTATTTGGATATGCCTATGAACTTGGCCAAATAAGCGCGGTAGTATTCCAAGCTAAGGCATCGACGGGAACTCCGACCATCCAGGTTAGATTGGAGGATGTTAGCGATGCAACCAATTACAAATATTGGGATGTTCAACTAAGCGCTATATCAGCTTATTATTCCGTTGATTTCAGAAGTACCCCAGATGGAACCGGCGGTGGGTGGAATCCAGCCCTTATCGACAGATTAAACTTTGGAAGCCTTGATGCCAATACGGATTTCCATTTTGATAATGTTGTTTTAATCTACGAGCAACCACTACTTGATTGGTTAAATGGCAAACTAAACAAGGGATGGACTAGTTCCCATATTACTAGGAATGATGATGGTTCCATTCCAGAAAGACTTGAAAGTATAATTGAGGACCTTAGGGGTACAAATGGTATTGCTTCATTCCCGGCAGCTGCTGACCCGGCTAACGGTGTAAGTTTAGCAGAGGTGATTAGAGCAATCCTAACCTCATTGGTTGGTGGGGACGATTATGATGGCTGGACTAATATTAGCAATGGTGCAATAACTAGCCTTGATGGGGCAGTACAAGCGGTTTGTGCCGTTCTTGGATGTGATGGAGCAAATACTTTTGATCCGGCAATGTTCGGCGGAAGCCAAACTACGCTAGAGTCGGCCATGTCGGCTATTGGTACAGCGTTAGGAGTAGAGTTTGACGGAACCCCCGACTTGTATGATACTATTGTTACAGGATATGATTCTAGCGGAATTTCGTCTGATGATGATGGCTCTGTTCTAGAAAGACTAGAAGATCTTAAAGATAGACTTTCGGTTGTAACTCAGATAAGTACTCATAGTGTGACAACGGCTAACGATACGTCAGAAACTGATATTAGCACGACTTCGGCTACAAGGACTGACCAATATGCTTATAGTATATACTTTGATTTAGAAGAACTGGAAACTGCTGGAGAAGGCGGAACTATAACGCTAAAAGCATATAATAGGATTGATAGTAGTAATTATAGGTTGATTGATAAGGTTGAATATGTCGTAGGAGCTGGTGATGTAAATCCAAACTTTGAATTTAACATGATAAGCCATGCTCTTAAATTTACAATACAATGTAGCTCCGATGTTACCGCCACAAGAACGGTGGACTTCAGAGCGGTTACTAAGGATCTATATTAATAAAGGAAGGTGAATTATGCCAGTTTCAAGACCGCGTAAGAGGATACCTAAATCAAAACCATTTTGGTGTACCGGATCACAAGCTAGTATAACTGTAAACAATGCTGCATCAGATGTTGCTTTATTGAGTGTTACAGTTTCTGGATTGCCGAGCTATGCTAATATTGATAGAGTAAGAGCAATATTTAAGTACAGGAAGGTTGAGAATACCAATGCCGCCGGCAATAAACTTAATGGGGCTCAAGAAATACAGGTAAAAGAAACCGTAGCAGGATCTTGGACCGATGCTATCAATTTTCTTGACGACGATATCCAAGTTGACGGATCAACAACCGATGGGGGGGATGTTGTAATGGGGAATGTGGATGTGAAGGGCGAGGTAACTGGCAATGGAACTTATGATCTACAATGGGATGAAGCCAGCGTAGATAGTGATAGTTTAGTATTCTATAGTGTTCAAGTTGGATTAGTAGTTGAGTGGACAGAATAGGAGGTAATAAATGAGAGCTGTTATTACAGATGTTGACTTTCTCGCGGATAAACTACAGGTAAGATTTGATGTTTATTTGGAAATCGGTGAGCCCCACTATGAGGATTATGTAGTCGATGGCGAGGATACGCCATGTAACACACATTTTGTAAAAGTTACTCCGACATCAACTTTAAACGACTTGCAAAAAATAATGCTAAGCCATCTATCCAAGGTAAAATCATCTTGGGAGTATCTTGATGAGAAGCAATCAGATTGGGTTGGAATTGAGGTACAAGACAAAATAGAGAAAAAGGCAGAAACTAAGAAAATATAATGTCTTCTATTGATATTGGGTCACCAGCTATAAATAGAGCGAGCTATACTTTTCCTGGAGGAACATCTGTATTGGTGGATAACCCGGCGAATGAAACAGGAATTATCAGTACAATACAGGTTTATGCATTTGCTGATGCAGGCGGGCTTAAAACAGGTACTTTTTATGGATCTTCCGGTTCTTATACGTGTAGGTCTTTTGCGGTATTAGGTACGGTTGCAGCGGGGGCAGTTAGAACATTCACAGGATTAAGTATCTCAGTTACTGTCGGCGATCTTTTGGGTTGTTACCACAGTTCCGGCAACCTAGAGATGGCTAAAGTGGGATCTGCTGGCGCTTACAATGCAGCAGGTGATTTGTTCACTGGAACACATTCTTATGTATTTTACAGTGGTGATACAATAAGTATATATGGATCTGGGGCTACCCCGCCAACAGGACAACCGGGGTCATCCGCAGCAAAGGTCGTAGTAACGGGATTGATATAATGCACGAAGCAGAAATGAACGATTTAATAACTGTTTTGGGAATAGCCGGTGGTTTGGTACTATTAGCTTTCTATACAAGGGCTTCCCATACTCGGTTAGGTAAAAGATTTCTTGCTTTCTTTAAGAGATCAGAAAAAACGAATATAAAAGAAGAGACAGCTATTGAGATTATGTTTTCAAATAAGATGGATATAGTATATGGCAAAACAGAAGAAGACCAAGAGGATAGATAAAGACAAGAAACAAAATATTGGAAGTAGTTCATTTGTGAGAATGATTAACCAGACATCTTCTGATATTATTTATGCGAGGGTTGAAGACTGAATTATGTTTATGCCAGTTCATATGATGGCTGGGGCCATAATTGATAAGGCTAGCCGTAGATGGTATCTAACAATACCGTTTGCTTTTGCGTCGCATTTTTTCCTTGATTCTTTTAACTATGGAAAATATACACTGTTCCATGGCCCTATGGACGCCGAGTTAACAGGAGCAGTAATCTCTATTAGTATTATATTGTCAATATTCCTAGCAATAAAAGCAAAGAAATATTGGTTGGGAATGTTATTTGGGGTGTTACCAGATTTTGAGTGGGCACTATTCTTTATAACCGGATGGAATTGTACCCAAGGGCTGCACCATAAATGGTTTTGGCCAACGTGGTTTGCAACCGAATGGGGATTAATTATGCAATTAGTTATATTCGCTTTCCTATTTATATTCCTGTTTGTACCGAGGAAGCAAACCGATAAAATTGTTAAGCCAGTAGAAGATAAAGCAGTTATGGTTATTAGGAAATTAGTGTCGGAAAAACTAGGCAAAATAACGAGCCTAGTACATAAGGGAGGTAATAATGAAGGATGGAGCGAAGGTTAAGGACAATGTTAAGATCGTACTAAGGGGTCCAGACGGAAAGATAAAAGAAGTAAGGGAGCTTCATAATACAGTAGCTGCTGTTGGAGATGCTCATATTGCTGATCAGTTGTCAGAAGTCCCTGATGAATCTCCTATGAGCCATATGGCCATTGGAACGGGAGACAATTCAGGTCTCGGTACAGCAGTTACGGCTCTAGCTACAGAACTTGATAGAAATGCACTTACTAGCTTTAATCAAGGAGCTGGAGCTGACGACAACGATGTAATTTACATTGCTGACTGGGCGGCTGGTGATGGTACTGGAGCTATTACAGAAGCAGGAATTTTCAACGATCCTTCAGCTGGGACTATACTACTTTACTCTACGTTTGCAGTTATCAATAAGGCAGCTGGAGATACTTTGCAGATTACGTGGACCCTCTCCGCAGGTTCGTCGTAGACCTACGTAGATGACTTAATTATGGTTTGCAAGACATGTGGTAACGCTTTGGAATGGTACGGTTTGACCTATTGTTCCAAAGCCTGTGCTAATAAGGGTTTGTTAAAGCGTCCAGTAGAAGTAATTTGTGCTGGTTGCAGTAAGGCGTTTAATCGTAATACTAGATTTGGTGGTAAACCTAAATATTGTTCCTTCAAATGTTATAATGCAAATAGAGATGTGACAAGAAGGCCAGATCACAATCCCAATCGGCATAGCAACGAGGAAAAGAAATGCGAATGTGGTTGCGGAACTTTAATTCGCAGATATGACAATCGAGGCAGGGAAAAGAAATATGCTATTGGACATGTAGCAAATGGAAAGCCTAGGCCAGATTTGGTTGAGGTTATGAAGGGAAATCGAATTGATCTAGAGTTGCAAAGAGGGGAAAATCATTGGAATTGGAAGGGCGGAATTAGCAGTAATGAATACCCAGATGAATGGAACAACGAGCTTAAGAAATCAATTTTGAGTCGAGACGGGTATAAGTGCAGTGTTTGTGGAAGGAACCACCAACTATGCGTCCACCATAAGGACGAAAATAAGAAAAATTGCATGGAGCATAACCTAGTTACCATGTGCCGTTCTTGTCACGCAAGCTTGCACGTTGGTAATTTGGATGAAATTAAGGACTTATTATGCCTACGTTAAATTATCAAGTAAACGAGAGTAACGATGATGTAGAATGTTATGTTTCTACACCTTCTTATGACTATACAATAACTGATGCTAGAATGGGAAGAACCCCCCTATATGCTGATGCCTACGCGATGGGGGTAAAATTCGATGTAACTATACCAGCTGGTGTAGTGATAGATTCCGCAACCTTGCAGGTATACCAGTCATCAGAGACTGGAAATCCACTCATAAAAATAGAAGGTCAAGACGATGACGTAAATCCTTCTTTTGACGTAAACGAAACCAGGACAGACGCACAGTCTAATTTTAGCAGTCACGAGGATAACGGATGGGTTTCAAAGGATGTTAAATCTATAATAAGTGAGTTGTATTCTGAACACGATTATTCGTCGGGAGGAGGTATAATCCTATGGTTTAGTATCCAGAATGCTGTAGCTGGTCATTATAGAGAGTTTAGAACTTGGGATTATCTTGATAATAGCTATGGAGCAAAACTAACTATTGAATATAGCATACCTACATGGGATGATGCGGTTAATATTAATGACGAAGACCCCTCTGCTGTAAGCTACGAAGTAACAGGCAGACAATTAGTTTACGATATTGTTGATGGGAGAATATATTCGTTGTTTGGAAGAAATAGCCCTATGGATATCTACCTTGCTTGGTCTGATGATGGCGGAAGTACTTGGGATTCTTCCTTGATGGTTACTAGCACTGTAGGTGATTTAACCCCTGCTGGATTGGCGATTGATAGTTCTAGGAATCTTCATTTAACATGGTATGACGAAGACGAGGATATTATATATTATCGGCGTAGACAGGTAGGAGGATCATTAGATTCCGTTGAAGAGGTAAATAATGATACATATACTTTTAGTTACGAATCTACTATAGCTGTTGATGACTCAGATAACTTACATGTTGTTTGGTTTCAGGAAAATGCGTCTATGGATCTATGTGTTTGGCATAGAGTAAGATCAGCAGCTGGTGTTTGGGGAGCTATCTCGTCGGAAATAGCGGGAGTTACGAGACCACTAATAAATATTAGCGATTCAACAATACCTGCTATAGCATTTGATTCATCAGGAGATTTGCATCTGATAACAGGAGAGGAAGCATTAGGGTTCCAAGTGCTATATCATTATACATGGGATGGTTCTTGGGACAGCGGGGAACTAGTCTTCAACCCAGCAGACACAGAGTACATTCCTGCTTCAATTTCCGTTATAGTGGATGCTGATGATACTATTCATATTGTCTGGGGGATGTATGATATTAGTGGAGGGACCATATTAGTACACAACAAAAAACCATACGAAGGAGTATGGGCTTTGACAGCATTTATTGATGCTGCTTTAGAATGTGATCTGCACGAAGGAATCTTTGCGGTATCTACATCTATAGATAGAGCAGGAAACCTATATGTGTTTTACAATAGATCCGATGACGAAGAACCAGGGTATACTTCTATCTATTCATCTACTTACACTTCATGGTGGACTGCTCCAGCTGAATTACTAGAAGTTTTGGTTTATGAAGAATCACTTCCTTGGGTTCCGGTTGCTATGTACAGTAATTATCCTCAAACATCACCTTCACCTAACATTCCAGATGTTGGATATGCTTTTGTGTTTACTGACATAAAAAAAGGTTCACCAGCAGGAATTTGGTTTTATAGCTCTAGCGACATAGATTGGCCAGAAGGATCAGGTGTACCACACACTAAATCATTATCAGATACAGTATCAATAGCAGAGTTATTAGTAAGTCTAACTGGAATTGCTAGGTATAAGACATTGTCAGACATTCTTAATATCGCAGAGTTTACAAAGATATTTGCTGTAGATGGATCAAACAAGAAGCTATATATTAGCGAAGGTATGCCTGTATCTGAATCTAGTTCTAGGAACTACTACTCTAACTTAGACGATCAAACTAGTTTATCAGACTCGATAGTAATTATTTGGGATATTGTCAGAGAATTATCTGATTATGAATCAATATCAGAGTTGATATCAAAGGAACAGGTAAGCGTATTTTCTGATTCAATAACACTTTCTGATAATAACGTGTTAGGAATAGGAAAGGGAATTGCAGAGGAATTACCGCTAATCGAGGTTGTTAATAAGGACTTTACTAAGATTTTATCAGACACAGAATCCATTACAGAAGTCCTTGATTTCTATAGGTATCTTGCTATGGAGCTACTATTCAGCAGTGAATTTCTAGCTATATTAGAGTTCCACAGAACGGAGTAGAAACAAAAACTTGTGAAATTTTGTAAAATCGAGTATAATATATAATAGAGGGAAAAGACAATGGCAACGTTAGTTGAGTATGAACGAGAGGAAACTGCAAAGATAATCGTATATACAAAGAGCTTAAGCGGAAATCTTGTTGACATTGCTTCAGAACCTACTATCACAATAGTTGATCCAAGGGGAGTCAAAGTAGTAGATGGGGATTCATTCACATGGTTTGCCACAGGAAGTTACCGATATTTGTATACGACAGTTAAGAATAGTGTGCTAGGAAAATATCATGCAACAGCTACCTGTGTTGATGGCAGTAATACCGTTATCAAGAAAGATGATTTTATGGTTACAGGTACATATGGAGAGTAGATATGCCTAGAGTAGATGGAATTCAAGTAGAAATGGAAAATTACCCGCATTTTTCCGCTGTTTGGCAGTGGGACGATAGTGGAGGAGCCTACGTTAACCATACAAAGAGTATCATGAAGACTGGTACAGATGTTAGTTTCTTAGATGATGCTGATGATTATTGGTATTTTGGGCATTCTTCAAGATACGAGTTAGCAGTTTTCTTGCTAGCTATCAACGGAAATTATGGAGATATGACTTGGGAATACTCTAATGGAGGATCTTGGACAGAGTTTGTGGTTCCAGAGGAGTATGATTTTTCCACTAATGGAGGAGAGCGATTCCAGTACCTAGCAGATTGGAGTAGTCTAAGTTTCTCTGATACATCCCCTCATTCAGCAACTCCACCAGACGAGGAATATAGATATTGGACAAGAGTTAGCACAGCATCAGTAACAACAGTAGCATCTATTACTGAGATATATGTTAATCCAATTTGTAGGTATACTACTCCTACGATAGTCAAAAATTACCTGCAATTCGATATCGATTTTGATGCAACATCTTCGCCTTCAAGAGAACAAGTTCAGGAGATAATTAACAGAGCTGAATCTAGGATTGATTATGATTCTCACAAGACGTGGAAGTATGGCTATGCGGAGCATGAGGACCATCAATTTGATAGATATGGAATTAGGACTCTACACTATCCAATAGTGAGTCTAACATCATTTGAGATATGGAATGGAAACTCGTACGAGGTTTATGATGTAGGGAGAAACGAAGAGGTATTTGATATTGACGAACTAGGAATGATCTATTTTTCAAGGTTCTTCATTCTTCCAGCAAGATTAGCAGTATCAGGGCCTTTGTGGAGATGGGGTTATGGAGAGTTTACCTTTCCTGTCAGGGTTAGTTATATTTACGGAAGAAACTTAGATACTGATTATCAGGGTGGGTTAGTTAGAGAAATAGCTACAAAGCTAGCTGCAATTGACATATTAACTTCTAATGACTATACTGTACTTCTGAGTTCTGGTGTAGAGCATATGGATATGAGTTCTAAGGTTGAGCAGCTTAACAAAGAGGTGGAGGAGAAGCTTGAGTTGTTGAAGAGCTTTACCGTAATTTGATGGGATTGAGCATTTAGAAAAATGGCATATAAAGAAACGTATTCAGCGGAAGCAAGGGCACAAGAGGCGTTCAAGGATTTTCTCGAAGAGAATTGGGATGAAAGGTTGAATAATGAAGTCCCCAAGCCACAATTTGTAGCTCCAAACGAAGAGATTAAGATGAATCTCAAGATGGGAGATGTTTGTGCTGTTAGAGTTGAAACTCCCGGATTGCAGGATACACAAAGAGGAAATTGGACTTATAAGGATGTAAAGATTCCAGTTTTGATAACTATATATACTATGAAAAGTCGCCAAAGATTATGGGATTTGAAGCAGGAGATAACTAGAATATGTTATCACTTCAAGCACGATATGGACGAATTTCAGCTTGTAAGAATGGTTAGTTTTATGGAATCTACAGACGATACCGCCCGCGTTTGGGAGGGAGATATTAGAGTTTCACTAGAATCTAATGGAGTATATGTTGAGTGTACTGGAGGAGCCTAAATAAATTTGGAGGATTATGAGGATAGATAAGTGGCAAAAGAGGGAACGTAAAAGGGATAAAGAGGAAGGATATAAGCATAAGATTCACAAAGAAAATAAACCAAAGTCTGATAAAAGACGTAGGAGGAAACAAGAATGGCGTTGATACGTGGAGAAATGTGGAGCCTGTCGTACGGACAGCAATTTTTTGATGATGGTTCACTTCATAGCGGAGTAGAGACAGCAGACAGAGTAGTTGACGAAGACTATATGACTAGGATTTTTGGTATTTTTGAGTCAGCTACATTACCAGACCCAGAGTTTGATTTTACATCAAAGTGGGCTTATGGTGAAAATTCCAAGAGAAATTGGTTTATTACCCATAAAGGAAAGGTTGCATTTAGTGGTTCTATTGGAGATATTACACTACTTAATGGTATGCCTTTGTATCTTCCAATAGGTTCACTTAAATCTGTAGGAACTGATGTTGTTGGAGGAGGTGGATCAACTCTAAACGGAGCCCATGCGAGAGGGGTCGCATCAATTACAGTTGTTTCTGGTACTGATTACGCTGATGATGACTATATTCAGATTGGCACTGGTGATAATGCAGAGGTTAGACAGATTAGTTCTGGTGGGGGTACTACTACTTTAGTTCTAAATTATCCATTATCTAATGATCATCTAACAGGGGAAACTTGCAACGAAGTTGAAGCCCCATTTACCCATACTGCAATTGAGTCAGTACATCTAAAACCAATCCAAATTGACACAACATATGTTGATACAGACGGAAATTCTAGTTTGCAGAGACGATATGTTGGGTGCAAAGTTAGTAGGGCTTCAATTACAGCTGGACAGGGAGAAATTGTAACTTTTGGTATTGACGATTTACAGGCTAGAGACATGCGTTATAAGGATAAGGATGCTACCGATGTTTCCCCATGGTACACGTCGGATATCGTAAAGCCTACAATTGATTGTCCTACTACAGAACCTTACTACTTTTCCTACGGGGTTCTTACTCTTGCAGGAACAGAATTTGCTAGAGTAACTGAGTTTAAGCTAGATATCAGCAACGCGGTAGAGCCTAAATACTACGTTACAGATGATGTAGGATCTCATAGAGTTCCTTATGAGCTAATTCCTGGAAGGAAAGAATATGGTTTATCGGTTAGTATTGATATAGAAGACGCTAGCCTATTTTTGGATCTTTTGAGACAGGGTGATTATACTAGCGTGTACAAGGGATTCCAAGTACAACTAGTTCTGACAAGAGGGGCAAATGATACTATTACTATTACAACTCCCCCTAGTGCTCCCGCTATAGGAGGAGACGCTATGGGATGTTTGATACGAAATGCTCCTCATGCGATTGCGGATTCTCCATTGGTTAATATTCCTCTAGATATAATTTGTAGGAGTACAGAAATCGTGGTAGTAGATTCCGTTGGGGTATATGCATAGATAAAGAATGGGCTGCGGGAATAGAACAAGTAAAGTTTAAGGAGGGATAGAATGCAAGATATAGCATCGATTTGTGTAGGCGGTGAAGATGAGGAGTTTTCCATTGATTTTGGCGGACAGACATGGAAATTCAAGAAAAGGGAACTAACATGGTCAAAGATTAACAGCATACTTAGTGAAGTAATGGAAATTGATCCTTCTAACAATGGGAAAGTGAAGTTCAATGTTGAGAAATATAACGAATTGACTCTTAAGGCATTACTCACGGAAACTCCTTGGAATTTAGCTGATACTGGCGTGGTATTGAAGCAGATAAAGCCAGAGTTTGGGCAACTTCTAGAAGAGCATATTCCTCACCCATCTTCCATGTTTGGTTCTGAGGAGGAGCAAGATTTTTTCGAAAGCAGGTCAACAGGGTCATCAAAGGCAAAGTCGTCAACACGGAAGACGCGCAAGCAATAATGGAGATAATCCAGGTTGACTTGATCCGTAATGGATTTCCTTTAGACATGTTTGACCGAATGACGACAAAGAGAATACTTCGTTTTAAGACGATCTTAGACGAAATAAGAAAGGCTGAAATGCCTGAAGATAGCTAGTTATGGCAGATGAAGTAAGCGGAACTATAAGTATTGATGTTCTAATGCAGTCAGCTGGGGGAGCTGAAGGTGTAGGAGCAGGTCAAGGAGCAGGAATTTCTGGAATAGGCGGATCTGAGACTAGGAAAGACGCCAAATCCATGAAGAAGGGTATCGGCGGAATCGCTAAGATGGCTGGTAAGTTTCTCGGGATTGCTGGAATCATCGGTACAGTGATGAAAGCATTGCATGGATCAGTTATATTTTCCACTACATTCAAGGTTCTTACCGATATACTATCAGCTGCTGTTGATCTTCTACTAATGCCACTTATCCCCATATTAATACCGCTCCTCCAAATGCTGTGGCCATTAATAGAAATATTAACTAAAAACTTTAGGGCATGGGCAACACCTCTTGGGAAGCTCATTGGTATGCTTCTTACTGTACTTATGCCGTTTTTGAATTTCGCCGTAGAGTTATTGAATTTGCTATACAAACCCATGGAGGGGTTACTTAACGCATTTGTTGAGTTTGTTCAGCCATTTATTGAATATGCTATTGAATTCTGGAGCAATGTTCTTGGCAAGTTCCTTGAGTTTGTTAGACCAGTAATAGAAGCAGTAAGTGGATTTTTAGGAAAGATATTTGAGTGGATAGTTGGAAAGATATTTGAGGCATTAAGCTTTGTTGGTAAAGTTCTAGGTTTCTTGTGGGATATTCAGAAGAAAGTATGGAATTTTATAGGGGGAGTTCTCAAACGCATTCTTGGAGTATTCGGTAAGGTATTTGAAAAACTCAAAGGTGTAATGACATCAATATGGAACTTCCTTAAGGGAACCATAAAAAATACTATGAATAAAATCAAAACTGTGATTACCACAGTTAAGAATTTCATAGTAAAAATATTCAATTCTGTAAAGAACGTTGTAGGTAAGGTAGGAAATATAGGAAAGAATATAGGAGGAGCTGTAACTAGCGGACTTAAGAAAGCTTGGCCAGGTAACTGGTTCCAGAAGGGTACTCCGTATGTACCAAACACAGGACCTGCTATGGTACACAAGGGAGAAAGGATTATTCCAGCAGCGGAAAACGCAAAGATGATGAAGGGTGAGCTTGGAAACATGCTGATACAAGCTCCTGTTACTGTTACAGCACATACTATGATTGATCTTGATCAGGTTGGTTCTAGGATTTCTGAGGGAATTAAGAGAGAATTAGCAGTTGATCTAAGGAAGGTACGTTTTGGCCAATACTGATCTTAGCGTATGCCTTGTAAAAGATCCAACAGGTACTCCAGAAAGGTATTACCTTAAAGCGGAGGACTATACTTGGGGACAATCTAGGCCTGTAATTAATACTGCTCTCCCTGGTGGAGAAGTCTTTCAGCTAGATATGGGGAGAACAATACAGTTATTCCAGTTTGTAGGTGTATGTGATTTCGATAGAGATACGACTACATATACAGGTCATTTAGGTACTGGGTATATTGCTGATAGGATTGATGTACTTAAGTTTAAGAATTGGTGGGATGAGACTATTTACTTGTATCTAGACGACGTTAACTATATAGAAGGCAAGATTTCTAGAGCAGATATAAAGCGCCAGCCATTTCATGAGCACTGTAATTTTACCTTAGAGCTTACTGTCCAGAAAGCGTATACGTATTACAGCGGATCTTGGCATTCAGATACAACGTGGACATAGTGTAGGAGAGCAATGGTAGATGGTAGAACCATAGCTAATAAGAAGAGAGCACATCCTACAGAAGCTAGAATTTGCCCTATATGTGCTAAGGTTTTTGTATGCCGAAAGTGGAAAAGAAACGTATGTTGCAGTAAAGCTTGCGGATATAAGAACAGGAAAGTAGCTGATCCCGAAACATTCAAAAAGAGGGTATCTAAATACTGGAAAGAGCACGGTCATCCAAGAGGTATGTTAGGAAAGACTCACACACCAGAAGTTAGAAAAAGGCTTTCTGAAACACATAAGGGAAATAGGAATTCAAATTGGCAAGGCGGAATATCAAAGAATCCTTATAAGGACACATTTACAAAGCAGCTTAAAAGAGAAGTCTATGAGAGAGATGGATTTGAGTGTGTTTTGTGCGGTTGGAACAGATATATTGTAGCTCACCACATAGATGGAAATAAGCTAAATTCAGAAACAGATAATTTAGTAACGATGTGTAGATCATGCCATATGTTACTACATAGCGGGAGTTTAGAGTAATGTCACTGCCTATTTCGCGCTTCGAATATTACGACGGTAGTTGGAACGAAGAAACCAACATAATAGGTCTTGAGTATAGAGATCCTATTGATGCTCCAAGACAGCTAACTGTAAAGATAAGTGATCCGTGGAATACACGTCAGGATACAGTTGGTTATAAGGAAATGTATTTCGTTCGTCTAACCGAACGACAGACTGAAGAAATCCTCTTCTTCGGTCGTATTCAATACGTTAACCCCAAGCATGATGACACCCTTGGTCAGATTATCGAAATTGAATGTTTTGATATGTCCATGGAGTTGAGCGAACAGTCTTGCAATGTAGATTATACTGCTGATCTTGGATCTGGGGCTGTGGATATATCCGATGTAATAGAAGAGATAATCGACGATTTTGTATATGGAGGAAAAACAGGGAACGTTAGAGTAACTAAAATTGAGTCCTCTACAACTAGCATAGGAGGAGCACCTAGTTTTGAAAGCAAACGCACAGCTGCATTGAAGGCAATAAACATGCTAGCTAACGAAGATGAGAGAACCCCAGCAAGCGGTAAATACGGATGGGTATTTCGTGTAAATAATGGCACTCAAATAGCTGGGAATGTTGCTGAGGCTGTTTATTACTATCGAACAAAGTATTGTGGGTCTAAGTGTAGCGATGAATCCTTAGACGCTTCTTCTGGAGATGCAGCTACAAATGGTATGACAATAGCTTTTAATGAGACTGAAACAGATCAGAAAAAGCCTATGATTGGGGGATACCAGTTTCCCACTTACCAGAAAGAAATATTCACAGAAGTTCATGTACCATACGTAGAAGACGCTATGTATCACGACTTCTCAAAGAAGGTCCCTGATGGTGGAGGAGACTTAGAAGATACTATAGCATTTGTGAGACACAAGTATTTATCTGGAACTGGGGCACAAAATGCAACCGAAGCAGAGGAAATTGCTGATTCATGGATTGCTCAATATGAACAAACAACTGCTCCACAGAAGGGTAAGGTTTCTGTAAATGGATATCCAGTCTACACTAAATCCGCAGTAGATTATTTTCTTACTGCTGGGAGTTTAGTGCATATACATCTACAGCAAGGCGGTTCTCCTCTTATCTCTAGCGTAGATAACACAGATATGATTGTAACTCAGATTATATACTCTGAGCCGAGTTTCCAATCAACAATTTCTCTAGTTGAGAAGGATTACGGATTTGACGGCGATAATCAAGACCTTACATCTAAATTTATGGAGATGGTTGATACTACCGATGATATCACAGAAATAGCCAATACTTACGGATCGGATGGGGTTCCTACAGGAGTTCTTCATAAAGCTGTTCAGCCTCACCAATGTCAGCTTACATTTAACATAAAAGGAACTGGAGCACCAAATAACGATATTGTTCAATGGCAAGATGGGACAATAGGAGACGGATATGCAATAGTCTTTACAGACGGAGACAAGTTTTGGATATCGGATGGAGAAACAGCTATAGCTACTGCAATTTCGTATTTCTATACAGACATTTCAGGCAAGGTTGATGGAGACCAGGTAACAATAAGCCAAACTTCAGATTTTGCTGTAGCAATTGGAACAGATCATGTACTACTAGCAGTATGCGAACAGGCCCCTTCAGCTACAGAGCAAGCACTTGTATTGCCATCAAACGGTAAACATCCCATACTAAACGCAATAATCATGACTGCCAATATGGTCTTAGCTGAACATATTAAGGCAGGAAACATTGAAGCTGATCATCTGGAAAGTAGTCTAGTTCTTGCTACAACCATTGTTTGTGGTACTGCGGGTGGAGCTAGAATACAGTTAGATTCTAGCGGAATTGAGTGCTACGAGAATGCTACGGATAAATACTTTGAACTAATATCTTCCACAGGAAAAGCTAGATGTTACGATGAAGGGCTAGAATTCTACAAAGATAGCACAAAAGTAGCTTCCGTATATACCTCTGGATTAGCAGCTAGTGAGCTTAGATTTAAGGGAGAGACAGATAAGGATTTGTGGTTTGATGCTTACGGAAGCAGCGGAGGGATATATCTTTATGGACGTGATGATGCAAATATCGATATAGTTTGTCCGACTACAGCCTCTCCGTATAGTTCAGGAAGAATCCAAGTATATTCTGAATATGATGATGTTGAGGTGAAAGCAAAAGACAATTTATTATTGCAATCTATAGGTTGGGTAGGTGGAACAGGAGGAACAATAGACCTTTATGCTAGATGGGAATTGGAGATGCACGGTACTACCATTGTGCAATACTGCTCTGGCCTGATGACTATTGATTCTACAGCTGGGGATATAGAAATAGAAGCGTATGACAACTTAACTTTGATAGGAAGCAACGGCTATGTAAAGATTGATGCAGAGGATTACATGTGGCTGCAAGTTGATTCAGGAGATTGCTATGTAGATGCAACAGATTTTGATCTTCATTATTACGATACTAAGTTCAAAATTAGACATATCAGGCAATCTAGTAGACCCACAAGCGGACAGGTTGGTACTGGAGAGCTTGTAATTTGGGAGGATTCTGATTCTGAAGATTGTGAATTAATCTATAAAGACGAGGATGGAGATAGGTATACGAGTGATATGAATAAGTATACGTAAATAATAGGGAGGGAAGAGATATGATTTTTTCAGTGTATTATGACAAGGAAAGCGGAAGTGCGGAGTATACTTGTAACGAAAACGTTACTGTGGATGCAATTATTCAATTACTTACAAGGATCTCGACAGAACAGAAGGTAAAAGCCATGCTACAGGCAGAGCGCGAAAAGCAGGCTGGAGAAGCTAACGTGGAGAACGCTGAAAATGACATTGCCAAAAAAGCAAGAAAAGAAGGAAAACCAAAACGTTCTGCTTCTAAGTAAAGGACACTTTAAGCGTGGAACAGTAAATAGAACTTGGACCGGAACAGGAGTAATATCTGCTGTTACTTCCGATGGTGAAGAGCACATATATGAACCAGGTGAATATATAAACCTACCGATGCTTATTGAAACCCTTGATTGGGGGATATTCGTATGACACATAGAGAAATGATGAGAAGGATCGGTCAGTTAGAGAAGCTGGTTGACAAGACGCCGAGAAATAAGAATGAGAGGGCTAAACGTTCTAAGGCTCTCAATGAGTACCGATCACTTCTCAAAGAACTACTTACGGAATCCGGTCTTAGAGTTACTATGGATTAATTGTAATTCTTCACAGAAAAGGCTATATTTTTTACTATCCATTCACCATTTGTTAACCTGTATGTTAACCATGTCATGGTATACTACTTGTATCCGACGGAACTGTAGTTCCTGATCAATATGCAGTAGTAAGGGATACAGACAGAAGAGTTTATACAGTCGTGGGAAAGAGATATCAACCAATCCAGAATAAGGATGCTTTTGGATTCTTCGACGCTGTTGTAGGAGAAGGCAAGGCAGTTTACGAAGTTGTTGGTGCTCTAAGAGACGGGGCTCAAATATTTATCCTTGCGAATGCTGGTGATATCACAATCGCAGGGGAAGATCACAAGAAGTACCTATTGCTTACCAATTCACATAACGGAACACTTGCTTGTCAGATGTTCTTTACTCCTGTTAGAGTAGTATGTGCTAACACGTTAGCAATGGCACTAGCAAATGATACAGTAGAAAGATTCTACACTCGACATACAACTAATGCTTTAGCTAGAATAGATGTAGCTAAGGAGATTCTTGGACTTACTAATAACTGGTATGAGGAATTCAAGGAGACTGCTGATAGACTCTCTACCCTACAGCTTCCATCAGGGGAGACTCCCCTTCTTCTCAAAGCAGCGCTAGGAGTTCCATTAGAGCTGAGCTTTGATCTAATCTCAACCAGAGCAAGGAATCAAATGGAGGAAATGGCTTCTGTCATAGAGAATGGTGTCGGACTAGATAATCAATCAATAAAGGGTAGTCGATGGGCTGCATACAATGGTGTTGTAGAGTATGTTGATCATCATAAATCCTACAACCATCCAGAAAGACCAGATAGTAGAGTAAACGGTTCAATGCTAGGTTCTGGCAATATGGTTAAGGCTAGAGCTTGGAAGTACCTCACCAAGTAAGAGGTGCATTTTTTTGTAAAACAGAGTATAATATAAGTATGACAGGAAAACCAAAACGGCGCATTGCTTATGCCTATAATCCAATATCTAGGGTTATTACCCTTATGGTATACGATGTAGCCCACAACACAGTAATAGACTCTATTGATTTAGACGAGACTAGTTGGGACGAAGCTCAGAAGACCCACCAAATAGCTCAGTTTAAGGCACGTCAAGCCAATTGGGGTAAATGTGAGACGGTTCTTAAGGCAGAGCAAACACTGTTAGACATCCAAAAGGGGATTAATAATAGGAAAGAAGATGGCTTGTTATGACGGATATCAAAAGAATATTAGATTCGAATACAACAAATCACAGGGTAAAATCTATCTAGTTATATATACGGGTAATAGCCATGTCCTAGAGCGAATACCTTTAGACGAAACAAGATGGGAGAACCTTTTGGTAACTGCTAGAAAGGCAATTTCTAGTGCGGAAGAAAATAGGTGGGGAAAGACGGAATTAGTCATCAAGGCAGAAGAAGTACTCAAGGCTATTCAGATTGACTTAGAAGCAGAAGAAAGGGAGGGATAGTAAGTAGTAGATATGGCAATTAAGAGATGCGACTGCAAGAATACATGGCAGGACAAGAGATATGGACAAGGACTCAGGGTTCATAATCCAATGGCTCCTGGAGTCGGAGGAAAACAAGCATATCGATGTGCTGTATGTGGAAAAGTAAAGGAATAAAAGAGGAGTAAAGGAAAATGCAAGTATCGTTCAATATCAACAAGGTCTCAATAAGCACACTCATAGTTGTAGTGGTGTTTCTAGCGTGCTTCACAACGGCAGCTTATGCTAGTTACAACACGTTCAACACTAGCGGTTCTATGGTAGTAGACGAATCAAACTTCGTCATTACAGACTTGAACCGAGGTGACGGACCCCTAACTGATTTCGTTTTGACAGACATTTCTCCGAATGATGTAATGGAATTTAGTTTCGAGGTGGATAACAATTATGCAAACCCTATCGAAGTCCGTCTTACGTACACTCTAACGTATACGGGGGGAGCGATAGACGGATCGAATCTAGACGTATCGTGGAGAGAACCAGGTCCCGCAGGGTCAGTGTTCACAGATACGAGCGTAACATGTACCGTGGCGGATAATAGAGCAGAAGATTTTTACCTAGATGTTGTTGCTCCAAACGATGTGAAGCCAGGAACATACGATATTGAAATAAATGGTATGAGGGTCTAATATGCCTATTCATGTGTATCAGTGTAAATCGTGTGGAGCAATACTTGAGTTGAAAGAAGGATTCAATATTAGAACGGATCTCAATTGTCCTCAATGTGGATCTACGGAAGACATGACTTGTGTACCACAAACCTATACATTCAGTATTGATCCTACAAAATAGCTGAGTACCACTCAGGGAATGTTATATAACTGGGGGTAGAGTTACAATCTCTACCCCCTGACAGGCCCTTAAGTGAGGAGATAGTATGGAAGACGTATTTGTAACTAACTATCGTTTCGGTCTTTGTCTTGTACTAGATAGCTGTAAGGTACATATTCAATTTAAGGGGAAGAAGTATAAAACGCTTTGTGGAATCACAGAAGACAACGCTAGGGTATTTTTCAGAGCTGACAGTGGTAGTATCGAGATGATGGGTAATGTGATGTGCCCTCATTGTGTTAAGGCGTACAATGGCATTTCTGACAAAGCGGGGTACAGGGGATGAGCGTATATCACCAGGTTTGCAACTACATCTATACGTTTGATTGCAGCTGGTGTAAGAACTTAAAAGACTGTGATGTATGTGAGCTAGGATTTGATAGCGCTGTTTTGTTAGAAAGTAATCCAATAGTTCTGACATGTCACGATTATGACGTGCTTGACTCAAAAAGAGGAAAGCCGTATAATATAGGTAGGAAGAGTAGCTACAGAAATAGGTCCAGCTGTAAGAAGCATAGGACAACCTAAGAAGGGTTACTTCAGACGCTACCGAAGAAAAGAAAGGAATTTAATATGACAAAACCTGTGGGAGGGTCCTGTGTGGGAGATGTATACTCTTCTTGCAGTATCGACGAGGTAAGAGAAGACCAAGAAAAGCATGAGAATGCATCAACCTTCCGACGTGTATTTCTAACCACACTAGTTCTTATTTCAGTAAACCAATGCTGTGATTCTGGCTGGTTCTTAGCAGGCAGATTTACAGATGTACATCTTTGGATGGTAGAGATAGGAATACTATTTTGGTCCGTTATTGGGGCTCTTATTCTTGAGAAATGGATGCACAAATTTATCCACAATGTAGTAGGTGGAAAAAGGGACGATTAGACTATCGTACCCAACTTTTGACTAATATTCATTCTATGTTCACACTTTGTTTCCATGAATTTTAACACTTCCATGCTATACTATTAATTGTAGGGGATTTAAGTCTATCGGACATGGTTATGTAGTAGGATATAGGACTAGGACTACATCAGCAGCAGGGGGGATATTAGTAAATGGTAGAATCTATGGAGCGGAAGTCTTCAGTACATCAGATACCGAATGTCACCCAGGTTGGTATTTATGGCCCACACTAGAAGCCGCTAAAAAATTCTCCGGGAATGTAGAATATGTAAAGGTAAAAACAAAGAAGACAGCAGTACACAAAACAGGCTCTAAATGGCGTGCACAGTGGATTGAAATATTAGGTAATGTTTGCTAAACATACGGAGAGGTTATGGAGGAATAGACATGGATAAAATATTATCAGCAATGGCATTCTTGGTCTTATCAACTATCTTGGAGATAAGAAATATTGTTTAAAAGGAAAAAGATAAAGGATGTATAATGAGATATTACAAAGAGAAAAAGGAAGAATGCCTAGAACTTACCGGGATTACTTGTGACGTTTGTGGTAATCACTACCCTGTAGAAGATTGGGCTGAAATACAGGCGTTCTATTGTTTTGAGTACCACGGGTGTTATGGATCTGATGAGGATGAATGGGGAGATGGTATTACATGGCAAAGTGATCAATGCCAGCACTGTTTAGCGAAAATAATGAAACCCTATTCTCGTAAGGTAATTGGAACTTACATGACAAAGATAGTCAAAGAAGAACCTGTTCCTGTGGTTGAAAACATACAGATCTCGTATGAATCAAAAGGTAAGGATAATCCAAATCCATAACACAAGGATATCTTGAAAATGAAAGTATTTATAGTTAGCGATACCCACTTTGCTCATCGAAATATGATTAAATATACTCACAGACCAGAGGGGTTTGACGAGCTAATTGTTGATAACTGGAACAAGTTAGTAGACAACGAAGACCTAGTAATCCATTTAGGAGATGTCTGTTTAGCCGGTAGTAGACTTTGGGACCACTTTGTAGGTAGGCTGAAAGGAAGAAAGATCTTAGTAAGAGGAAATCATGATTCAAAGAGCTATAAGAGGTATATGGAGATTGGATTTGACTTTGTTTGTGATTCGTTTTCGTGGACCATTTATGGAAAGAGAGTCTTATTTACACATATTCCAGTAATACCGTTGACAGAGGGATACGATGTAAACGTTCATGGACACGTACACACAAGAAAAGATTATAAGGAGAGCGAACAGAATAGGTTATTTTCTCTTGAGGATATGGGATATAGACCTGTTCTTCTAAAAACTTTTCTAGAAAGGAACATAAAATGAGTGCCTTTGTTAATAATTCTAGACGACAAGCTAAATTAGAATGTAGGGAAATGGGACATGAAATGTCTAGATGGAATCATAAGGGTCCATCAAAATCGGAAGCATACTGTAAAAAGTGCGGATCATTACTATATCAAATATATGGGGATAAAACCGTAATAACAGGAGGTACTGCATACGCTAATTTTTGTTCGTTGAACGATAACCCGGAGGAATGGTAATGGCAATAAGAGTTAAGTTTGTTCCATATGGAGAACATGCTAAGGTCAAAATTGTTGGAGACGGCCAGGACATGGACGTGGTATCAGTTACCCACGGAGAGGATTTTAGGGTTAAGAGGGTGCAGGAGGGAGAAGTATTTAAGGTTAGGCTACTTCCAGATAAAGGTGAGAGTAAGCAGATAACAAAGAAACCTGACAGGAAGAAATCTGATTCCAAACTTAATACTCTTATTTCCTATACGTATAATGGTAGTGTACCTGATCTTAGCCAAGTTAGAGTATTTAGGCCAATAACGGAAAAGCTATGGAAGAACGAGAAATAATAATAGAATTCTATGAAGAACTTGGTGGATGTACGATACAGCTAGGAGAAGAAATAGCCTTTATGAAGACAGAGAATATGAAGAAATGGCTACAACAGGCGGAAAGTTATGTTAGAGGTTGGGAGAATGTAGTCAATGTAAGGAACTTCGTAGAGGAGATAGCTGAATCAAAAAGGAAGAAGCAATGGGATGCTGTTATGAAAGAGGCTGAAACTTTCGATGAGGAGGTGTTAAATGGACAAGACTAAGGTAATTAAGATAGTGGGGGAACTTCGAGGAATGCAGGCAAAGGCAATACAGCATAGCAGTCAAGCATCTAGCAACGGAGATAGAGATGCGAGCCTAGTTGCTAAGGGTAGAGGAGATGCTTATGCTCATGTTGCAGGAAAAATAGAGGATTTACTGGAGGAGTCTCGTGGAGAAGATCAAGAAGTGGAACGGACAGATCAAGTGGTCTGGAAGTTGGGTTGATTATTTTGGGAATGAATCAATTCTAGAGCGACCATTTGAAGATCCTGTAGATGGAAGAGTAAAGATATTGTATTGCTATCGTAGAGATCCTTCTCATTGGAGATTTAGTTTCTACGACGACAGTTCATGGAAAGAATGCAATGAAGTTGAGCTATTTGACGGAATGTATTCTGGAATGTCGATAAGGGAAACTCACGAATCAGCAGAAAGACAGCTAAAACTTTATTTCTGTCATATGTTAGGAGTATACTATCATGAGATTAGTGAAAACAAAGAGGTGTCCGAATTGCGAATCAGACGAAGTGGTTACTCTTTCTTCTTCGTCTGGAAAAACGACTTTTACAATTTGTGTAGGATGCGAATACGTTGGATCACCAGAAAAGTTTCGTTCTGGGGTAAGAAAAGAGGCTAGTATATGGTGGAGAAATCACGGATTTGTTACTCATTTGGCCGTGATAGGGTTTGTTCTAGTTATAGTAATAATGTTATCTACCCTTATATCCGCAAGAGTCAACGCATTTTCAAGCGACAAAGAACTAGAAGCATTTCTGGAGGGTTCTCGCGTTGATGAGCAACCCTATGATATAGAAAGTCAGTCTTGCGTAGACTATACTAGACAATTGGCTCTAGAGGCGCTAGGAGAGGGGAATGTGATCATTCCTACTCCATGTTATGATAGTGGAGAAGGCCATGTTATGGGAATAGCATTTGTTGGTAATAAGCTTGTGTGGATTGAGCCACAGCTAGACACTTACTGGGAGGTATTTTAATGACTAATACAGTGGTTTTTAAGTGTACAAAATGTGGTCTAGTATTTGCTGCTGTGGATACTGGTAATAGTTTTGATGAATGTCCAGATCCAACTTGTTGTGGAAGATCTGAGTTAATTAGGACATAGAGGTAGGAGGTATTTTGAGTAAAGTAGCTATAAAAGAACCAAAGGTATCAAAGGAAACAAAGTAGGTAATCAAGCAGGCAGAAGTACAGCTTGAGATTGTAGAGAAATTCCAAATAACCTGTAATGATGATTGTGAACAAGCTAAGTATATTCTAAAGGATATAAAACGTAGAAAGAAAGAGCTTGTAGAGGTCCGTAAGAGCCTTACACAACCTATTGACCAAGCAAAGAAGGGTATTATGGACCTATTTAGACCTGCTGAAGAAAAGTTAGCTAAGTCTGAGGAGTTAATCAAGAATGGACTTATTGACTACGAGGATGAACTAGAACGACAAGAGGAAGCTAGAAAGGCAGAACTTTTGGAGTCTGGAGAGGAAGAAGACGAGGAAGAGCAAGCAAAGATAGAAGCTCCAAAGGTAAAGGGTGTATCAACGAAGAAGATTTGGAAGTATCGAATCACAGATGTTAATTTGATACCAAGAGAATGTATGATTCCAAACGAAGTAATGCTAGGAGAACTTGCTAGGACTACGAAGGGTACAATTGAGATATCTAGAATTGAGTTTTACGAAGAAAAGGTTATAGCTAGTGAATCGTCATAGGAGATAATTGAATGGCAGAAGAAAAACAAGATGGTTGGATATTAGGAAACTCCTTAGCTAGGAAAGAGCAGGAAAAGCTTGATAGACTTGTTTATACCCTGCGTGAACTAGAATCAGGTCTAAACGAATTGAGCAAGGCTCTTAAATCTCTAGTAGAAACAGATGGGGTGTAGGAATCATGAACAGACTATTGACGGATGAAGAGAGGCGCGAACATATGCCTTCATTGTTTGACTGTCTCGAAGCCCAAGATGCCAAGTCTTACAAGGCTGGACGATTGGATATGGCAGAAGAGATTGCAGATCGGTTAGACAAACAAGCAAACGAATATGCTCATGCTACAACAGGAATTAATCCAACAGAGTGGAATTACGCGGTAGCTTTAGCTAGGGAATCACAAAAATTAAGACAAGCTATGGGATTGGAGGAATGATGGGATGTGATTATTATGCAGATGAGAATGGGAACTTTACCTTGGAGATATTTGACTACCTGGCTGAAACTAAATTAGGTAGAGACCTACCACTTGGTGTAATTAGAGTAACAGGTTTGGAACCGTTTCACAAACTTTCTAAATCTATAAAAGAAGGTGAATCGAGATAATGGATATGAAATTTAGAGTACAAGCAGACGCTTACTACTACGCAGAGGACATTGATGATGCGTTGAAGTTATTGGCAAAGCAGCTTTTGCAGATGTCTCAAGGCAATAATAATGATGAGCCGTTATTTACTAGTGGTAATTTTATGGTTAGTAAAGTAGAGGGGGTTGATCTATGAATGAGGTAGTTTATGTAGTCTTTGTAGAGGATCGACACACAGATGTTGACGTAAAGATATATAGATCGTTTGATAATGCTGCATACTTTTGTTTGTGTTACCTAGCTAAGATGGCAGTCTACTACGGTTTGGATCGTGTCTTAGAAAGCATAGAGGAGAACGCCGACATAGAGAATTTCTGGACGTACTCTTATGAGGGAGATTGCATTTGGATTACTGAGAGGGAGTTATTATGAACTACGAAACATATTTGAATTACAAGATAACACTTTGCAGATGTTCTAGCGGCAAGGTATAAGGTGTAACATGATGTACTATGTAGGAACAATTCATGTAGAGTTAGCAAGTAGAGAAGTAAACACTGAGACTAATAACTATATTGATGACGTAATTATTGAGGAGATGGGAAAATTAAGGGACGAGGTAGATAAGCGTCTTACAGAAAAGGGAATTGATTGCACAGTAACGGAGGTGTATTAACATGCCATATATACCACAAGCAGATAGAGAAAGAGCAAGAAGGAATCCAAGGTCAAACGGAGAGCTTAACTATGCCATAACGTGTGTTATTCTAGAGGAACAAGAAAAACACGGTCTTAGATACGCTACTGCTAATGCAATATATGATGACTTAGAAACCATAAGGGATTACTGCGAATCAGAGTATATGTTAGCCACAAGGAATTATAACTATCCTACTATGGCTTCAGAGATAGCATCATTACTTACAGAGTTTGGTAAGGAAAGACGAGGAACAATGTCTTGTCTTATGCGAGAATACTATCGAAGGGTTGTAGCAAAATTAGAGGATTTCAAATGTGGGGTAAATGGAGATGTGTACCCAGAGGTAATACTATGAAAAGAGAAAGTAAACAACAACTTGCAAAACTAGCTAATAAACCAAATAGAAGGTTTGGATCTGGCGACTACACAATGAGTCCAGAGGACCAAACAATTACAATTGAAAGGTTAATGAAGAAAGCTTTTGAACATAACTCTAGAATAAATGTATGTGCTATTTGTGGTGTTCCTGGAGGAACTTTATTAGCAAAGGGAAAGAAGCCAAACAGGATATATGTTCACCTGGAAAAAAGTTGCCAAGAAGCCTTTGATGCAATGCAGATTGGATTGACTAAGCCCACTAAAGTATCCAAGAAGGTATCTAGTAAAACTTAATTGGAGTAGGGTAATTGGTAAAGATTATTAGACCAAGAAATTCTAAATACGAGAAAAGGAAAGGAAAGTCGTATAGGATTAAGCTTTGGATTAAGCGTAACTGGATGTTGCTTTGGACCAACCTATTGTTAACATTGATTCTTATATGGTTAATAAACAATGTTTGATTTACTGTACATGGTAGGAAGCTGTCTAATATGGTTTGGAGCATTAGCCCAAATATATCGCATATTAAATAGGAAAAGAAGCAATGACATATCGTTTCACTACATAGGATGTCTATTAATAGCGCATCTTATTATGTTACCAAGAGCGTTGGATAGTGATTATTGGGTATGGACAGTATCAAGGATAGTATCAGCGATTTTAGTGTTCACTCTGTTGATGATGGTGTTTTACTATAGGGAGGAAAGGAATGTGTGGAACCATAAAATAGAATGTCCTGAATGCTGTTGGTGTTTCAACATTGGAAAAGAGGGGTGCGAAGAAAGAGTCAGGATATGTCCTGAATGCGGATTCAAATGGAGGGACGACTAATGAATATGTTGGTGTTTGCCCTAGCATGGATCGCAGTGTGGTTTGTTGGATCAGCTGTAATAAGGTACATTAAATACAGGGGCGATACAGACGATAATATACCAGAGGTAGATTTTAGATTTATCTATGTTCAGGATGACGAAAATAAAAAAGAAGTAATTTTGCAGATAGGTAATAAAGCAAAGGTAAAGATGAGCTACCAAGAATGGATAATGTATGTTGCTCAAGTAGAGTTATGGTCAGCTAACAAGATTAAGACTTGGGGTGGATTTACCTATGGACCAAACGGAGAGGCTGAAGGAAGTAACTCAGACGATCAATTGACCTTGAAAGGAAAGAAGACATGGCAATTATAGATAATATACCATTTCTAAAACTGGTCTTTGAATACGTTTCTTTTTGCAAGAAGTGTAAACATCGCAATATATGCAAATACGTAGAAACCACAGAGAAATTCATGCTAAAGAAACCCGTTCAGGATGAAAAGGTAAAGCCAGGATTACCGCTAAGGAAGAGTTACTACTGCGTAAAGAGAGGTACGTAATAATGTTGTTTAGATATTTAGGAAGAGCCCTAAATCCGAGACATACTACTTCAGAACTTGGGTATTGCTTTGGGTGTAAACATGCTTCAATCTGCAAGAATAAAGAAGCTGTGGAAGAGGCTTACAATGAGGCAAGGAAGGAAGTACCTCCATATCCTATATCTATGAGGCTGTATTGCGAAGATAGAGAATCGTCATTTACATGTAGGACATACTAATGCCTTGGAATCATAGAATACTACGACATACCTGTAATCGTGGAAACGAAGAGATTGAATGGTTCGCCATTCACGAGGTTTATTACGACGATGAAGGAAAGCCAGACATGTGTACTCTTGATCCCGCGTATCCCTATGGAGAAACCACAGAGGAGCTAGAAAAAGATATAGAATATTTTTCTCAGGCGTTCAAGGCTCCAGTTTTGGATTTTGCTGACTTTTAGGTGATAGGTATGAAAGACAGAAAACACCATAACAATAAAGGATTTCGACAAATACAAAGAGGTAGGACAGTTAATCAAATTAAACGTATAGCATCTAGACTACGAATTAGATATGATAAGTATGGTAAGAGGAGGAACTATGAGTAAGAAGATGGGTGAATGTGTTCTAGAAGGGTGTACAAATGTGATTAGGTACTTTGCCTTTCACAAAGACGGGATCATAGCTTTACCTCTATGCAAGGAGCATGCGGTTACATTGCTAAGAGAACAAAAGAGAAAGTTTGGACTTCAGGGACAATTGAGAGTTGCGGAACCAAAGGAAGAATATGATGATTATCCGGCCATAATTGAAAGCCAAATGATAATGTGGAACACCATTGAAGAAGAGGATGAATAAATGAAACTGCTGACTCTAAGCTGTGAAGTATACGATGACGAAACATTCGATTGGATAAAGTCATCTGTTCACGGTGATTTGGTAAACACAATAGAAATCCTATTGGATACTGGACATGCTACCATAGTTGACGCTCAGTTGGAGGACTAATGATAGCCAAGACGTGGAAGAATAAGCTAGGAAAGAGACGATTTGAGCTTAACTTTTACTTTGGACATATTCATGTAGGCTATTGGAACCTGCATAGCATGAGAAGCTTTAGCCTATTTATAGCGTTCTATAAGAGGGAGTAAGTAATTGTGTGGGAAACGATAAGAAAAGGTAGCTGGGAAAAATATGGATTATGCATTATAAGACCAGATCTGCTTATTCCACTGAAATTTGAAGAGGCAATAAAAAATCATGATTTAATAGCGGATTATCTTGACAAAAATCCTGATGTAGAATGGAAAGATAAGTTTGGATTTATACGTTATTATGAAATATTAAAAATGGCTGAAGAGGTAGTATAGTAAAGCGAGGTAAGTAATGAATAAATACGAAGCAGTCATGCTAAAAGAGTGTATTTAGTCTATTCGTAACATTTTACAAGAGAGGAGTTGTAAATGAATAATAAGGATTTCCCACTAGCGATAATAGGATACCTAGTTATAATGGTGATTGTCATTTGGGTAGTGTATGGCGGAGTATGTAGCAAGATGGTATCTAGAGGAGTTATTTAGTGAGTGATAAAAAGATAATTCCAAATCCAGGAAGTGACGAAGCAATCAAGAAAGGTTGCTGTTGTGCCATTCTTGATAATGGTCATGGTCAAGGATTTATGATAGACGGAAAGCTTTGCTTTTGGATGAATGAGGAATGCCCGTTGCATGGACAGGGAGAATGAACAACAGAAAAGAAGTAGAACTAAAACCAGGAGATATTGTTCTTGTACATAATCGAGGTTTAGCGGCTAGGATAATTCAGCTATTGACATGGAGCAGATGGAATCATGCTGCAATGATCTTTTCCAAGACGGCTAGAGGAAATCGCTATGTCATAGTTGAGTCAGAAAGAAAAGGTGTTATAGCAAGGGTTCTGAAGTCGAAGTATCGAATGAGGGATATCATGATCCTTAGAGATCCAACCCTTGACGATGATATTAGATGGTCCGTAGCAATGGCAGGACTTGAAATGGAAGGACGACCATATGACTTTCTTCTTCCATTGCGATTGATTAAAAGATTTGGATTTAGGTATTCTATAAAGGTTTTGTATGATGTAGCTAGACACCATTCAACATCTAGAGTTCCACACATAAGGAATAGATGGGTTGTGTGCAGCGAAATGATTCAAGAGGCATATCATGAAGCAGGAGTAATTTTGATTCCTGATGACCAACTTTTGGTTCCAGGAAGAATTGAAAAGCTGGGGTTTTTAGAAATTATATGGAAAGGGAGGAATGTACCATGATGAAACCGGGAAAGATGGATGCACCAGTCGAATGGTTGCTGACAGACGAAGAGAAGATGAATGTAATAAACGCTTGTTCTGAGATATGTCAAGAGCAGAACCTAGCAGGTGAAACCGAAGAGGATACCCAAGCTCTTTGGGTTATGGTAATGACTCAAACCATGGTTCAATGCCAATGTGAAAAGGTCTATGGTATGCTAGGAGTTGAGGTCAACAAGCTTTATCCAAACACAGAAAGCCGGAAGGAGCTTGTCAGAAGTACCGTAGAGAAGGCCAAAGCGGGAATTGTAGAGTATCTTCTTGAGAAGGCTTGGCTTGCAGAAGAAGCTAGTGATTTTGCAGTAGCTAAGGCATTCAAAGAAGCCGCCAACGAATTCGTGCAAGAGGAGGTATAGAATGGATGATATAGAGAAAGCAGCACTAATTGCGAGACTGAGGGAAGAGTTTCCATACGGAGCCCCTGAATTCATGGATATTACTCTAGACGAACTAGAGCTTCACAGCAACAAGAACCATGATTATGCAGGTGGAGGACATCCGTTGGGTAACTTCTATCGAGTCTCACGATTACTTGGCATGTATCCAGGACTAAACTTGAGTGATCCTATGATTATTGCATTGGTTTATATGCTCAAGCAATTGGATGCTGTGCTGTGGCTAAAATGCCAAGGAAGTGAAGCAAAGGTCGAGGGTGTAGACGAGAGATTGGGAGATATTCATGTCTATGCCAAGATATGTAGGGTAATAGAACAGGTAGCCAAGAAGGAAGCTATTCTTAGTGAACAATGCCCTATAAGCATGGAGAATCCAGTTGAAGAGTTTGATACCATACCGGGGGATGTTATAACTGCCGTGGGTGACTTGGTTGAACTACTTGATGAAGATGGCAACTGGAAGAATTGAAATGGAGGTCAACGTGAGCATACTCAATAAGATATTTGGTAAGGAGAAGTCAGATAGATCCATGACGGTCTACGTAGCTGGTCCATTAACTACTAGCCGAAATGGAAAGCTAGTTAGTAGAAAGCAGCGAGAGAGAAATGTTGAGAAGGCTATGCAGGCTGGATTAGAGGTAATACAAAAGGGTCATTGGCCGTTTATTCCTCATCTAAACTACTATTTCTCAGAGTACATTGATGAGAGCTTGGATGTAAGGGATTACATGGAATGGGATTTTGCATTTCTTGATAAGTGTGATGCAATGCTTTATCTTGGTCCGTCTGCTGGTGCTGACGAAGAGCTTGAGCGATCAAAAAATGCTGGAAGAAAGATATACTATGACGTAAGGGATATTCCAGAGTACGAGAAAGAATAGCCTTTTCCGTGTAGGCTATATTCATTTCGTTCAGGGGGGGTCTGTGTTTTCGTTTCAACAGGCTCCCCTACTCCTATTTTTATTATAAATTCATTTTCATTCACCATTTTGTTTCCGTTTGGTTACCTGTTTTGTAACCTTTCTCTGGTATACTGTAGGTATGAAAGATAAAGAGGAGGTTGAAATGACCAACGACCTTAACGAAAGACCCACGAATCAATGCCGATGCTGCGATAACTTCGAAAGCAAGGAAAACGAGATTTCTACAGGAATATACAAATGCTCTATCTGTGGAGCCATCTACGGAATGTGCTATCTTGGACAGTCATACGAGTTTGTTCTCCCCTATATGACTGAAGATGACGTTCCTCCAGAAGAGACATCGTACTACGATTTTACATGCATCGGTTCCAAGGGAGTTACCAGAAGACACGGCTGGTATCAACCATCTACTAGACTGATCGTACAGGTTGGCTAGACATTCAAGGATAGTCCTAACACTGGATTATCCTAGACTGTCAAGCGAAAGGAGAACCACGATGATAAGAGGTAGGAAGTGCGACACACTCATAGAAGCCAGGAATCTTCAGGCTGAACTTAATGGTCCATATCGGGACAGCAACAGAATATTCAAATTTCGCAAATCCCATCCCAAGAGCAAATATAGGTATTGGGTTGGGGATTACATGGAATGGATAAACGGATTCCATATGTAGAGTAGGTTGAAATGGAGATCTGCAAATACGCTAAATATAACGAGGAAAGACAGCTTTGGTTTTGCTCTGGATGTGGTCTACCTTTAGGAGGGGTTCCTTGTTCTTCTGAAGAATATGATAAAGAATGTGGTGAGAAGTAGGAATAATTATGAAAACAACTAAGTATGAGCCATATGATAATGTTGATGATGTAGTTGGTGTTACGCCAAGAGGAAATTGGACGGATGGTGAGTGTTACTATGTGAGTATAGTTGAAGGTGAACGGTTTGCGCTAGCTGTTGGACCATTTCAGACTCACCAAGAAGCATTAGATATGGTCAGCAGTGCTAGGGACATAGGTAGAGAGTTAGATCCAAAGAGCCACTTCTATAGCTGGGGTACATGCAAAATGGCACATGGCCACAGAGAAGGTGTGCTGAATGCTTATCTATCTTAACATGCCAACGCTTACTTTCTAGATTACCGTCTAGCGGGTTAGCGTAGGAAAGATAGCTACAAGGAGGTTGTAATGGAGAAATACTATCTAAAATCAGCGTGGCAAGATCATTGGGAAGAAGTAACCCAAGAGCAGTTTATTCAGGCAGAACGAGCAGCAGGTTTTTATCCTAAACATGGATGCGGTTCTGTAGCTACTGCTGGGTTCAGCGGAGGTTCTGTTATGGGTATGGTTGTGTATGGAAAACCTAGTAATTCACGGAACAGTTAATTGTAGGAGGAATTATGCATAGAATACTTTACGGTGTTATAATTTTGGCCGGAGCTGCAAGCATGTACTTCATGCTGAAACTAATCCTAAGTTTTATGTGCTTGCCAATGTTTCGTATATAGAAAGAGATACGAAACGAAGAAGCTATGTATGCATAACGGTCCAATGTATCTAGAGCTTGTCAATTCCGGTTGGAAAGAGGATAGAGCTATAAATCACAATGGAGAAAAGTACGCGATAATGGAAAAATAGGTATTATCTTTCACCCAATATTCTCTATTTTGTAACCCGGACTTTAACCTTAGCGTAGTATGATGTATCTAGATAAGAAATAGAGGAGGTAGGATAATGATTAAAGTAGAGCAGATTTCAATAATAAGAAGAATCCATGAACTTAAGCCCTGCCTAGATGTAATACCTAAGTCAAAGGAAGATAGGGCTAAGAACGAGAGAGATATCAATGAGTATAGGTACTTGCTTAATAAGCTTACCGATCTAACAAAGAAAGCGGGGAGATAATGGATATCAGTAATGATTACATTGAAATGTGTCGTTATCCTGATATACAAAAACAATGGGATCAAAGAAACGGTGATTTCTTTTGGAGACAAGGTGAATTATGTTTATTACATAAACACAAGACAGTTCAATACGGTAGCGAGAATCCTTGGTTAAAACCAAGCGGTATTCAAATATCAGACGGTTGGGAAATAGAAGTAGACCATAAATCAATTTGGCTACCTCTACAGGACCAATTGCAGGATATGGTTGATTGGAAGAAGTACGATATATCAATATCGTATTATTCAATGCCATGGGTTTTTGAGTGGAGAGGTAATCAGCCAAAGGTTTATGGTGTTAATGGTAACTCGATGGAACAACTGTGGTTGTTATTTGTCATGAAGGAGCGTTACAATAAAGAATGGACAGGATAGGGGTGGGTAGATGTTCGAGACGAATGAGTTTTGGACTAGATACTTTGTGGGGATGATATTTACATACGGTAGCTATTTCGTATTGAGGAGGAAGTAGTGTGGTATAAAATAAGCAAGAGACGCGGAGGTGAATAATGAGTGCAGATAACAGAATGATAGTCCAGAAGATCGGTTATAAATGGCACACATGGATGCAAATGGGTGATATGAACCAAGAGCCAGGAGGATACTTTCACAGAGAATTTGATACACGCGATGAGGCTATTGACTATGCTTCAGATGTATGCCAGTAGGAAGTTGTGGAATATGGGATGCATGTCTATTCAGAACCAACTCCTATACAAGTCGAAGTAGGAGGGATGAACCTTGACGATTTGTTGATAACAGAAGAAGACGTAATCGCAGGAAATATACATGACTACAACGAATTAATCGTAGCCCAGCGGGATAAGACAGTTAGGGGTATTGTGAAGTGGTTACAGGAGAGGACTTATGGATATGCTGGTTGGGTTGAGTTAACTTACAAGACTATCTATGAAGACGATGAATGGGAAGAACTACAACGAGTAGCAGGATTGGAGAATAAGTAATGGGAAACATATTGAATATCTATCAGTGCGATATATGCGGTAAGTATTTTCTAGTCCAGGGAGAGAACAATACACGATGTTGCGTTATTCATAGTCCTGGAAGCTGCTGTCACTACAATGAGAAAGAACTGACTATAGCACAAATAAATAGAATAGAAAATATAGTGGAAGTAGAGGAATAATGAACACAATAATAAGAATAGTTCTGCTTTCATCTGGAATTATATTAGCTGCGATTGGTGTCGATGAAAATTGTATAGCATATCTTATTGTAGGCGGAATATGTATAGGTATATATGTTCCGTCTGGTGGAAATGGAGAATAAATAATGAAACTACCAGGACTCAGTTTAGAAGAAACTGAATATCTTATCCCCCACGGAAGTATCCTTACAGGATATGTAGGAAGTATGTCTCATGGAACCTATATCCCCCATACGGAAGATGAGGGTATTGATGACAAGGACATTATGACCATTTATGTTAGTCCATTAACCAACTATATTGGTGTATGCAACTATGGAAAGAAGGATAGAGGAACCATTCAAAGGGATTACAACGAATGGGATTCCGTAGCCTACGACATTAGGAAGTATGTCCACCTTCTTCTAAAAGGCAATCCAAATGTCAATGCTTTGCTGTGGCTTAGAGAGAGTAACCTACCACGGGGCAAGCCCCGTGGCTTTTGAAAGAAAGCCACAGGTTACCAGACACTAACCGGAGGAAAAATGTTAGAAACGATAGGAAAGAAATTAGGTACCAAGCTATGCCGCCTCAGTGGCTTGCTCTACGGATGCAATCTAAACAGTTCTGAAGTGGTGAGGGACAGTGATTGTATCGTTAAACCTTTCCATATCTGTCGAGAGGAAGTCGGATTTTCCAAGTACTCCGAGCTTGGAAATACGCATAATCCTAATACACAAGGAGGCTTAAAGCCATGTATGTGTATGTAATCAATAAGAACGGAAATCCTTTGATGCCCTGTAAGCCTACTAAAGCAAAACATTTGCTTAAAGCAGGTAAAGCAAAGGTAATTAAACGGACCCCATTCACAATCAAACTATTATGGGATTGTGAAGAAAACACACAGGAAGTCGTTGCTGGTATGGACACAGGCAGCAAAACGATTGGTTGTGCTGCTACTGCAAACGGCAAAGTAGCTTATCAATCAGAAGTTCAGGTCAGACAAGATGTTTCAAAGAAGATGGAACAAAGAAAAATGTATCGCAGAAACAGAAGGGGGAGGAAAACAAGGCATAGAAAGGCACGTTGGGAGAACAGAGCTTCTATGCGAAAAAATGGAAGGCTTGCACCAAGCATTAAATCAAAAGTTGATTCTCATCTGAGGGAAAAGAAGTTTGTTGAATCAATATTGCCTGTAACCATTTGGAAAGTGGAAACAGCAAGTTTTGATATTCATAAAATATCCAACCCTGAAGTTGGTAGGTGGGATTACCAGAAAGGCAATCAAAAAGGATTCTATAATGTAAAAGCCTATGTTTTGCATCGTGATGGATATCAATGCCAGAAATGCAAAACCAAGAAAGGTAAGTTGCACGTTCATCATATTGTTTTTAGAAGTAATGGAGGAACAGATACTCCAAGCAATTTAATTACTTTATGTGAAGGTTGCCATGATAAGTTGCACAACGGAGAGTTTCAAATTAGAGGTGTAAGAAGTAAAACAAAACATGCTACTGAAGTTGGGATTGTGAAGTCTCAATTAAAAAAGCAGTTTGGTGCTTTTGAAGAAACATTTGGATATGAGACTAAGTTCAAGAGAGAACAAATCTTACAATTACCCAAGTCTCATAATTTTGACGCTGTAGCAATATGCTGTGAGGAAGGTGAAGTCGTCAGTTTGTCTGATAGCGTTTATTTCAAGAAGCATGTTGCTAAAGGTGATTATCGGCAAACTAAAGGCAGTAGAAGTGAAAAGAAAATCCCAACTGGCAAACTGTTTGGGTTGAGGAAGTTTGATTACATTCAAACCCCAAAGGGTATTGGATTTGTCAAGGGTAAAAGAAGTACAGGTTTTTTTGCTATATCAGACTTGGAAGGCAATACAATAAGTCCTTCAGTAAATGTAAAGAAAGATTGCACAAGGTTAAAAGCAAGAACAACAACTTTAACAGAAAGGAGGGGCACATTCCTCCACGGGGCAAGCCCCGTGGTTTCCTGTGCCTAATTTTTATGACTATGTGCATATTCATCCCTATGGTCAACGGCTAATTGATAGTCGAATGATATTCGTTTCTAAGCAAGCCTATCATGCCTTTTGTGGGTATGCTTACGGTCAAAGCAAGAGGATGGAGCATTATAAGTTCGAGGGGTATCAAGGAAAGAAGAGGAAGTATCTTGTAGATAAGTTCGGCTTCGACGTAAAGAATGCTGCTCATCTGGTTAGGATCATGCGAATGTGCGTTGAATTTCTACATGAGGGAGAATTTCATGTCTTCCGTGACGATGCTGAACTTCTCAAGAACATCAAGAGAGGAGAATGGTCCTTAGAACAAGTCAAGGAAGAAGCTGAAAGACTTTTCAAGAGAGCTGAGGATGCTTACGATAGAAGTCCGTTGGCCAGCACATCCTGATTATGATGCTGCTGAAAGTCTAGTGATGGACATCATTTCAGATTATCATAAGATAGGTAGGAGAAGTTGAATGAACATTTTCTTAGCGTGTCCAGTAAGAAACGTAGATGAGAAGTTTCGCCTAGGTATCGAAGCAGAGATAGCACACCTTGAGTCACACGGACACACAGTTCACTACCCTCCACGAGATACAAACCAAAATGACAGTTCTGGTCTTAGGATTTGTTTGGATAACTGTCAGGCAATAAGGGATGCGGATGTTGTCTATGTTGCTTGGGATGGACAGTCTCAAGGAGTATTGTTTGACCTTGGTATGGCCTTTGCTATGGGTAAGGCTGTAAGGGTTCTGGGTGATTTCATGCCGGAAGCTACGGACGGAAAATCATTCCAGAATATGGTCTACAAGCTAGAGAGGTACACTAAGAAAGGAGTAGTATGAAGTATTTCACAAGGATCAAGGACCTATTGATCGGAGTGTAGCTCAGTCCGGTTTAGAGCACCTAGCCTGGGACCAGGGGGTCGTAGGTTCGAATCCTACCACTCCGACCATTTGTCAGCGCGGTAGTGTAATGGCAACACGGTGGGTTGTGGCCCCGCCATTCTAGGTTCGAATCCTAGCCCGCTGACCAATAAGGAGAAAACAATGATGCATGAATGTCCTAAGTGTGGACTGACTACTGTAACATACGACAGTAGACTAAGAAAAGTGTATTGTATTAGAAGAGACTGTGACTTTCGGTTAAGGGTTAAACCTGCTCCCCAACTCCCTTCTCTGGATAGCTATATTGCAGCTCACCTTGATTCTATCATTGCCGAGATTAGGCTTTATGAATGCGGACATTGGATTTAGCTAAATATTCATAAACGTATACCATCAGTTCTCGCTTTGTTTACCAGGATATTAACTTTGTTGGTATATAATAGTAGTATAGAAAAAGATGGGGAAAACTTATGGAAACTGCTGAATATACTAAACACCTGGAATTAGCTCTAATAGATGTAGCTGGAAATCTACCTTGGTATGATATACAATATGCTACTGGATTAAGCGAAAAACGATGTAAGGAAATTGAAGATATAATTCAGTCTGAGGTATATCCTAGGTACAAAAATAAACACAGCATCTAAGTCTGAGAAAGGAATAACGCTACTCCGATAATCAGACAATAGCTAACAGGCTAACACTAGTTCCTAGACAACCATCTAGCGGACTGGTGTGAGAAGGTTAGAGAAAATAGGAGTACAGTAATGCGCGAATGCTATAATTGCAATTCAGATCTTGAAGCAAGGACGTATGCAACCATAAGAAAGCAAACACATATTAGGACAAACCGGACCAAAACTATAATTCAGGACATGGCTATTCCTAGACGGCCGTATTATTTATAATACAAAGCTCTGACTGGAACCGTCAAAAGCCAACTGTGGATTCGAGACCCGCTAGCTAGTTATAAGGGAGTAATTATGAGCGTAGATGCAAAGGTTTATTACCGTGTAAAACTTACTAATGAAGTTATTTGCTTCAACTGTGCTGTTGAATTAGCCACTAAGGGCGAAGAGGTAGAAGCAGAGGCAAACAATGATACTTACAGGTCTCCCTGTAATTGCCATCTTTGTAATAGGTATTTCAACTAAGGATATTGCATGTTAGAAGATAGGGTAGAATTGCTAGCTTGGCTGAAATGTAGTCGTACAAAAAAGGTACTAGGGACTGATTCGGTACAAGTGTGGTTTAGAGACCATAGAAATAAACTAACCAAGGTCTTTGTTGATTGTAAGTATATAAAAAAGAACAGAGTTCAAGTTACTTATCTTCCTATTAGAGAAGACGAGGAAAATGCATGGATAGTTCTTCCGATAAGTTTGAAGCAGGGTCCATCAACAAGGGTTGTACCATTTGACATGCTTGACGACTTTGAGGAAGCTCCAAAGCCAAGGAAACGTCGGTACAGAAAGGTAGCTTCAAGTTATTCAGGACATACGGAAGTCGAATCTAAGAAAAGTGATAGGATAAGAAGACATAAATATACCAGACCTAGAACTGGAAGAAAACCAATACATGTGAATATACCTAAAGCAGAGGAAGAGTAAGAAATGAATCCAGAGGAAATATTCAAGAATTGCTACAAGGAATTCCGATGTGAAGATCCCTACAACGACAATGTTGTTGAGGGGTACATATCAAACCTTAGTACGGATCTCTACGGAGCCTTATTGATCACCAAAGTAAATGATGCGGAGTGTCCTCAGCTGATCCGGTGTACACCTAAGATTAAGTACCCATTTGGCAAAAACGGTAACTACTGCTTTCCTAAAGCGGTGAGCATAGAGCAGTACGAAAAGCTTGATGGAACCAATATCTTCAGCTATCGGTATCATGACGCAAAGGGTAACATCTTTGTTTCGTTCAAGACTAGACTTACCCCATCCGTTCAAAACTCTAAGTTTGGTCCGTTCCGAGAGATGCTTGCGGAGATAATGGAGGACATTCCAGAAATACTAACTTTGCCTAGGGTTCTAGAAGCAGACATATCGTATGAGCTATGGGGAGCTAGGAACCCTCATCTAATCAAGTACGAGAAGTCTCTTGATTTGTCAGTACTATTTGTTAGACGAGATGGTAAGATTCTTCCTCCATCGGCATTACCTTTTGATCATACTGATCTTTCTGTTGCTAAGCTACGTGGAGGTATTTTAGGGAACGTCAAATTGGAGGATTCCTATAATGCCTCTAGGAAGACGATGGAAAGAACAATAGAGGACACTGGAGACGGATACTATTGTGGCTGTGAGGGAGAGGTTTGGTATATGCTTACCGATGACGGAAACTGGCAACAGCTAAAATGCAAGCCCTCTCAAATTGAGCTGATCCATTGGAGTCAAGGCGGTATCTCAAAGAACATCATAATAGCCACATGTGAGAATGCTTTTGAAAATTGGGATCTTCCAACGACGGACAATATCAGGGCTCTTCTTCTTGAAGAGTTTTCAGAGACATCAGTTGAAAAGGTTCATTACCGGATATCGAAATGTCTGGAAGAAGTCATCCAAAAGCATGAATTCAGGGAAAAAGTCATGGAGGAATACAGACAACTTGGAATGAGTATCCTTACTGACAGGGGAAATGTTATGAGAGCCTTATCGTCAAGGTTTCCAAGAAAGGATATGAGGAGTGTCTTTGGCGTAATCTGGTCGGAGGAGACGAAGTAAAATGATATTAAATAATGTAGATCCTAGTGTCATTAAGGCTGTAAGAGAACTGAAACAAATGGAATCAGAAAATAAGCGTATGGACGAAGCTAAAAAGTTGGTTGAACATATTCTAAGAACATGTGGTATTGAGATGTCTGTTAATGCTTGCGGATGTTGTGGTTCTCCGTGGGTGACATTCAAGTATCACGGAGAAACGATTTTAGATGATTGCGACGATGTAATAATAGATACTACTAGAAAAGAGGGGGAATTATGAAAGACACGGAATTAAGAATACAGCATAAGTCATTGGTACGCAGAGTAGAACATCTAGAAAATATGTTGGTTGCATATACTCGGGACGAATATGGATCCCACACTGAGGTCATCCAAAGGCATGAGTTCAGAGAGAATGTCTTGAAGGAAATACTTGATGTTAAGTATCTAAAAACAATGATAGATCGTCTTGGAAATGAGTTGCGAGATCTTAGAAACATTCTAAATCTAGAGTATAAATCAACTCCTGCCAAATGCGAGTTGGTAGTAAAGGAGGAACAAAATGATTATGATGAAAGAGTATAAGTACGGTGCGATCTATAGGGGGTTTGTGGGATATTTTCTGTAGACCGTTGATAGCCGTGCTTGCTTGGGGGAGCCTTCGTTAATATGTCGGCTCATCACATTCCGGTTGAGCTTACATTTCTCTCCTACTGGGAGATGTTCATGATAAATGTTGTATATGCAATATTTACTAGTACTAAAATATATCGATATAGATTTACTAGAGAAAAGAAGTAAGGAGTAACAGTGAAAAAGCCTAATAACAGGGAAGCGATCATAAATAGACTAGGCTATGCAAGGAAATTCTCAGTTAGCTACGCAGTAGATGATTTAATGAAGTCTGATCTGGTCGAGGAGGGTCATCTAGGGCATTATAAGGACTATCTTTTATCTCGTTCTATGTCCGATAAGCTACTTCCACTTATAAAGCAATCGAAAATAGAAACACGAGAATTCAATTTTGATAAAACTGAGGTAAATGTCGTGATACTTACATATCCAGAGTACTTTGAACTTATGCGTGACGTTGTTAGGCTCTACGACAGAGAATTCAACGGTAGATGGACCGTTAGAAATATACTAAAACGTATTGTTAGGAAGTTGAGAGGAGAGTAGATATGCGTATAATACCAAGGCACAAATGGTATTCACATAAAGAAAAATGCTATATTTACGGAATAGACTGGAAATCTGTATTCACAAGGTCTTTCGGTTCATTAATAGTAGCAGTAGTAATTGGGCTTATAATTCTAGCTTTAGCTAGTTGTTGGTGGGCTTCCCATGACAATAATATGGCAATGTCAACTTATTGGGAGAACTTCGTAGAACCCTACATAGTTGAGGATAATGGAAATCATGTTGTGATAACTTGCCCAGAAGCTGGTCTATGGCAAGCTGGTGATATGACGTTAAGCAAATATAACGAGAGTTTGAGAGATAGACATAGGTGGAACGACCATCCTTTGTGGGGACCACTAAATGAAGAACCCCCGGATCATTTGAAGTACGTTTCAATAAATGGAATATGAAGATGAAAGATCTATATACAGTAAAACGTGGAGGTTGGCCAGTTTTTGACGGTAGGGTTCCTTCGGAAAAAAGATGGGTAAGCAAAGCAGCTGCATATAATGCAGGAATGATTGCAGGGGCAACTTGGTCAAAGTGCCCTGTGTGTGAATCTATTGGCCAATATCCACCACGTTCAGAGTGGGAGTACGGATACTGATGGTAGAACCAGAACATAAATGGGAACATATGAATGCAGGAGATTACTGTCCTTTGATAAAGGATGTATGCAGGAAAACCTTATGCCAATGGTGGGTAACAAAGCCTAGTTATGACGGCAAGTATTCAAGACGTTCAATGTGTGCAATTGTTTTGATAGCAGAAAGTAGGTAGAATGTGGCAAGATATTTTTATAGCATCAACGGCGTTTATTCTGGGATTGGTCCTGATCCCTCAGATTGTATCGTCGTTCAAGGGTAAGCATGTCAACCTATGGACCTCTGGTTTAACGGCAACTGGACTTGCTTCCATCGGAGTCGTAATGATGACCTTGGGATTGTTTCTTGGTTCAACGGCATACTTATTCAATTCAGTTCTTTGGTACGTGATATTCTTTCTCGGGTTTAGGAGGTAAAATAAATGGCAGAGGTATTACAATGTCCAGATACTCACGGTGGTTTTGGTCTTCCTAGGCGTCCCATAATATTCCTAGCTGGTGGAATAACAGGTTGTCCTAATTGGCAAAAGGAATTGATCGACCTCTTGTATTTGAAAGACGCTACCTTGATAAATCCAAGAAGAGATAACTTTGAATGGGTTCCTGACTCTGACGAAGCTAGAAAGCAAATAGAGTGGGAGCACACATACTTAAACTGTAGCGATTTCATTTCTTTTTGGTTCCCAAAGGAAACGGTATGTCCTATAACTTTGTACGAACTTGGTAGATGGGTCGGAAGGAAGAATATCTTAGTCGGTATCCATCCTAAGTACAGCAGAAAGTTTGACATACAGGAACAACTGAGACTTGCACACGAAGAGCAAGAAATAGTATACTCTCTAGAAGAGTTGGCTAGAAGGATAACGAATTGGAATTAGGGGGGTCGTAGTTCAATGGGAGAACTTCGGTGTTGCATACCGACGATGGGAGTTCGAATCTACCTGATTCCACCAAAAAAGAAAGGATGGTAATATGAAACTTTGGAGAGTTGGACAATGGAAGGGAGAGGGTTGCCCATGGGAATGCCAGCTAGATGACTTCATGTTTGTTGGCCCAACAGCCCCCATAGCCATCTGCCGGGCTTATCTTATGTGGAAGGAGGATAACGATGGTAATAAAGGCGGAAAAGGAATGCAGGTATTATAAAGTATGTGAAGCTCCTATATGTCCGTTGGACGATTCCTTCAACTATGCTAATTGGTTTGCAGACGAAATGGTATGCAAATTACCTAGATTTAGCAAGGAAAAATGGTATAAAGTACAGAAAGCTCTTAAGAGAAATAGCAGAAGTACGGGATACTTCACTGTAGATATGCTTAATAATGTTGCACAAGCTAGGCGTAACCTAGAAGGAGTAACCGAAGAAGAGGGAATAATAAGGTATGCCCAAAAAAGTGTGGAAGATTGGTTGGTCGCTTATCATAAAAATCACAGGAATTGTCTTATTCCTCTAGCCAAACTTGCCAATAAAACGGAGGAATAACCAAAACCAAGGTAACCCACATGTTGGAAAGAATAGGCCAAATAATGGGGGTCTTTTAAATGGATCAAATTGATTTAGAGAGATATGTTATTTCATCAATAATTTCCTTTGACAAGCTTGTAGATCTCAGAGATAAGGGAATTAGTCCTAACTCCTTTCAAGAGCTGCTTCCAGTCTATGAATTTGTGGAGGAGTTTTCTAGGAACTATGAGGGAAAGGTTCCTTCTATACAAGTTCTAGAGAAGAAGTTTGATAGCTTCAAGTCCGACACAGTAATTGAAGACGAGCTTGAATGGCATATATCTGAGCTGATTAAGGCTCAAACATCTAGGTCAATGCAATCTGTTTTAGAGCGGGGAATCGAACTACTAATGGAAGAAGAGAAGCCACTAGATTCACTTGAGTATCTGATAAGCAATCTATCCGAACTTAGGCCAGATGCAGATTACGGTAGAAGCTATACAGACAGAGATGCAATTGAGAGAATTGATAGGCTAATTGAAAAGGTAGAAGCAATTAAGCATGGTGAACCAATTGGCATTCCTACTGGCCTAGAAATTCTTGACGAACTTGGAGTAAGCTGGTTGCCAGGCAATTTAGTGGGAGTTATTGGTTCTACAAAACGTGGAAAATGCTTATGCAAAGGGTCCAAAGTTTGGACTAAGCGCGGTTATATAAATATAGAGGATGTTGTATTGGGAGATGTAGTTCAAAGCATAGATGAAAATAACTACAAGTTTTCCTGGTGCAAGGTCATTGATGTTATAGATAACGGGAAAAAGGAAATCTATGAAGTATCCTTTGATAGTGGATTATCTATTAAACTAACAAAAAATCATCCTGTATTTACTCTTAGGGGCTGGATCAAAGTTGAAGATTTGGAAGAGGGGGAATCAATCATAAGACCAAGCTGCCTTCTAGAATCAGAAACATCATGCTTTCTATCAAACGAAGAATTAGAAATACTGGGATATATGATTTCTGACGGATGTTGTTTGTTGCCCTCTTTTACAGCATATGATTTGGAGATTAACCGAAGGTTCAGAAGTCTCATAAATTTCTTATATCCAAAGGCTTGGTTTTCATCAATTAAACAAGAAGGTAGAAGTTTCGAAATTAGAGGTGGTGGAGAAAGGCATAACGGCTTAAGAGAACTTTTAGAAAAGGTAGGGTTATGGGGGCATAAATCAATAGATAAGACATTGGAGAATTTTGTGTATGAACTAGATACGAATCAAATAGCTATTTTATTGGGAGCTATGTGGTGTGGAGACGGGGAAGTTAAAACCTACATTGCTTACGATAGTTGCTCTGAAAAACTGTTATCTCAAGTTTCTTTTATGCTTCACAGGCTAGGTATTCCGTCTAAAATATATCCTAATAAACATACGATTAGAGTAAAACTAAATGATCCAACAATTATAGAAAAGTTTAGAAACACTGTAGGTAGACACTTAATAGGAGACAAGCTGGCTCAGTTTGAAGAATTCTACAGCAGCTATTGCGGGAGAAGACGAAGAGATTCTACATTTCCAATGGAGATAAGAAAAATAATAAGGGATGAAAGACCAGATTATTTTTGGAAAGCTTCTAGGATACCAAGAAAGGATGTTTATAAGCAAGACGGTAAAAGAGCTTGCCCAAGAAAAACTTTATCCTCATTTGCTAAGAAATATGATTCTACTGTTTTGCAAAACTTATCTACATCAGAACTATGGTTTGATAAGGTTTCCACTATACGCAAGAATTGCAACTATGATAATACGTATGATCTAGAAATAGAGGGAAACCATAATTTTATAGCTAATGGATTAGTAGTACATAACAGCTGGCTTGCTCTATACCTATCATGCATTGCATACTCCCTAGGCAAAAGGGTTCTATTTTTCTCACCAGAGCTATCTATCGTTGAACTAGAGGCACGTTGGGATACAATCATGGGAAAGATCACAGGTTATGAGTTTTCTAATATGGGATTGGTTAGAGGAACACTCTCAAATCCAACGGAGTATAAGGATTGGTTGGAGCAAATATCTGATAGATCTGATTGGATGTCCGTTGTAGGAGATGCTTATAAGAAGGCGCTTACTCTAGGAAGCATTGAAGATATAACAGCGAAGTTTCAACCTGATATTGTAGTAGTAGACGGAATATATCTTATCAAGGATAGCAAGAAGAATATCAATACATGGGAGAAGGTTATGAATGTCACATATGGATTGAAGTCACTTGCTACATCTAGAAACATTGTTGTTCTTGCTTCCAACCAACTTGGTAGAGGATCTACAGAAAAGGAAACTCCTTCTATTGACGAGGTTGGATACTCTTTTGCCTTTGCTCAAGCTGTAGATCAATGCCTGATAATATCAAAAACTGAGAATGCAACCATTGAAGAAAAACGTCGTCTTATTAGACTAACTGGTGTAAGAACAGGAGTTGAACTTCCTGCTACTGAAGTTGAATGGGATGTTGACAAAGGAATTCTTGGGAGAACTCTTGTTGATTAACTATATCGTAGACGACTTAAATTTGAAGCTAATGTTACACTTTTTTGTAAAATCCGGTATAATAAGAGTATGGAGGGAAGAGGGGAGGACAAGGGATGTTGAAAACATTTCTGGTCTAGCGGATGGGTGGAGAGCATACTAGTTATTTCTTTCTTTTTTTCTTTTTTCTTTCATATTGTTAAGAGGGATTGTTAAGGGAGACGGCTAATGCAGGGAACAGTAATTAAAAGAATGGGCCCAGGCGATCCAGGGACTAAGAAACTCACAAGGCAATACGGCAATAGCTTATACGCCGTGAGATATAGATACGATGAAAGCAAGAGAAGCGCCTTTACTACCGTGGAGTTGGTACTACCTGGTACACAAAGATTCCATGATAGGAGTGCGGTCCAGGGCTTCAATAAGGCGATGTCTATATATGGAGAGTCAAGCTAATCACTTGTTATATTGCTAAACGAAAATACGAGGTAAAATGAAACTGATACACGGGGATTGCAGAGAGTATTTATTTACATGTGAGCCTGATTCGATTGATTTGACGGTCACAAGCCCACCATACGACAATCTGAGGACTTATAATAATTCATCAACCTGGGGTTGGGCAGAATTTTCCGCTATTGCTGCCGGTTTATGGAGAGTTACAAAACCCGGCGGTGTCGTTGTTTGGGTTGTTGGTGATGCTACGGTTAAAGGTAGTGAGACGGGGTCAAGCTTTAAACAAGCATTATATTTTAAGGAAATTGGATTTAACTTGCATGATACGATGATATATAGCAAAACAGGCCCACCACTATCACACAATAGGTATGAACAGTATTTTGAATATATGTTTATATTTACAAAAAAGACCGGTCCTCGAGTATTTAACCCAATAAAAGAAAAAAAAGTATGGAAAGATAATAGGAAATTTAAAAATTATCAAAGAGAAAAAGATAATAACTTCCACAACAAAGGGAAGCCTTCAAAATCAAGTGACAAAGTTATAGGGAATGTTTGGAAATACACAGTTGGTGGTGGTCATGTTACAAAAGACAAAATAGCATATCAACATCCTGCGATATTCCCCGAAAAACTTGCACATGATCACATAATATCGTGGAGTAATGAAGGCGATACCGTTTTTGACCCTTTCATGGGCAGTGGAACAACCGGCAAAATGGCGAAACAGTTAAACCGCGATTTCATCGGTATTGAGATTGATAAAGAATACTTTGAAATCGCAAAGCAGAGAATTGAAGATACGCAATATAACCAACCGTTTCAGCGGACAAGCCGCTGAACTCAACGTTATGCACAATAAAAACCATCCTACGTGTGTAGATAGGAAAGAGAAATTTGAAAAAGAAACTTTTAGTTGATTTGTTTGCAGGTGCTGGAGGCCTTTCATGTGGCTTGGAAATGGCTGGCTTTTCACCAATATTGGCAAATGAAATTGACCCAAATTATGCAGATACCTACAAGCGAAACCATTCAAACACAGAGGTTGTAGTCGATGATGTCCGAGAGGTCTGCGATAGAAGCTTGAAGAAAAGCCTTGGGTTGAAAGTTGGCGAGTTAGATTTGCTTGCAGGCGGGCCACCTTGCCAAGGCTTCTCTATAAATGCGCCAATCCGAAGCCTTGATGATAAAAGAAATCATCTATTTAAAGATTATTTACGTATCGCAGAAACACTCAAACCCAAAGCTGTATTGATTGAAAATGTACCCGGCATTGTATCTTTAGGAAAAGGAACAGTTGTCGAGCAGATTTATAAAGAGCTTGACAGGATGGGCTATAGCGTAGCCCATAGAATATTATTTGCAGGCCATTACGGAGTGCCGCAAATGAGATTCAGAACTACCTTTATTGCAATTAAAGGTCGAGGAAAAAAGATAATTTTTCCTGAGCCTACTTATAACGCAACAGCAGTTGCCAATTTCACTGGCGCAAAAGAACTTTGCATTAGTATCCCGCCGTTGTTTGCACAGCACTTAAAAGCCCACACAAGTGTATGGGATGCAATATCCGATTTGCCAGAAATAGAGCCGGGAGACACTAACGGTATATTTGATTATCCAACAGAACCAAAAAGCGAATATCAACAAATTCTCCGCATAGGCTCTAGGCGCATTGAAAACCATATTTGCTCAAAGCTTGGCAAGATTAATTTAGAACGGCTTAAACATATACCGCAAGGCGGTAGCTGGAGAGATATTCCATTTGATTTATTGCCAGCGGGATTAAAGCGTGCGCGTCGAAGCGATCACACTAAACGATATGGAAGACTTCACCCTGAAGGATTATGTTCAACGGTGTTAACTAAATGCGACCCGCATTGGGGAAGCTTCTTCCATCCGGTGCAGGATAGGGTTATATCTGTTAGGGAAGCTGCAAGAATACAATCGTTCCCAGATTCATATATTTTCTATGGAAGTACCACACAACAATATGAACAAGTAGGCAATGCGGTTCCACCGTTTTTGGCAAAATCAATCGGTGAAACTATATTAAAAATGATTGGGGATGGTGACCCAATGGATCACTTCTGTATTGGGTTCTTTAGAGGAATGCTAGCTGATCGGTACCTTGTGATAGATAACGAGGGGAATATGTTTCGCACTAATGGGTTCCGCCGTTGTGAACGCGTCAGTGAGCGAATAGGGAATCTGTTAGTTGAAGCAATGCCAATCATCGGAGACAAGCATGGGTATAGTGTTTGGTATTGGCGGTATCATCCTAAACAACTACGCCGCATAACAAATCGCTCAACCCGACGTAGGAACGCGGGTTAGCTCAGACGTTGGGCCGACCATCGGGTAAGGAGGGAACAATGGTAGTAGAAACGCGTATACGCTATAGGTGCAAAGAAAATGATAACCAAATTATCCTAGACTCTATTGATGGATGGCTGGATGAATTGATGGTCGGCGATGAGGATTGTGGGAGTGGCGGGTGGTTTATTATCGGGGCCAAGGATTTAAGGGCGGCTCTAGCTAAGGTAGGATACGATCTGATTAGGCGGACCAACAAAGCAGTGGACACCGACTTAGAGGAACCAAGCGGGTGACTTTAACGTTAGCAAGCGGTATCTAGAACAGTGTCGTAAAGAAGTAGAGAGAAAGAGGAGAAAATAATGGATAGTAGATGTTGTCTAGTATTTCTGGGAGATAAACAGGTTGAAAGACATATAGTACCAGAAGAATGGGTACCAGCACTAAGATTTCTTTCTGGTATAACTTCTACGAGGATTATGCTTATTGGTACCAACACAAAATTTGAACACGGTAAACAATATCTTGGAAAATCATTCTTATTTCCAATAATAACACTAAGAACGTCCGAGAATCCAAAGGAACTTATTAGTGCAGAAGCTAAATCCATTCTTAGGGAACTAGGATTAAAGAGATTTGATAAACTGGAGCTTAGAAAATCCCCCGGACTTCTTAAGGTACCTTTTGGTCTAGGTTGCAGTGATGATGAACTTGTTAACTTGTTACAAGAATATCTATTATGTGGCGAACTTACAATTATTGAAGATGATAGTGTAAATCCAATAGGTCTATTCTTTGTATACAGGGAAGAAATCTATATAACGAATTAAGTAATGGAGTAATGATAGAAAGAGCTAAAAACAAATTGTCATACAGAAATCATTGCTGCATATGTGGTAAGTTCTGTAAATGGGATTCGGATTATTCAATAGACTTCGGCGGTCCCTACGACCTTGACCCAAAGTTACCTGACTATTACTGTGATGAGTGTGCAAAGAAGCAAGAGAATCACTACGCAATAAAAGGTTGGGTTCCTAATTGCTGGCAAAAGGCAAAGTGGCAAATCAGAGCAGCGAATAGACTAGGGTTGGTTGAGATAAGGCTAGGTACTTGTAATTGGACTGAATGGTATCCCGAATGGAAAATTCCTCCAGATGGATATAAGCAAGTAAAAACTGACTTAAGGAAAGCCTACGGTAGTAAGTAAATATGGAAAATTGGACGGAAGAAAAGAAGCAAGAGATTTACAAGCTTGCTGTAAATAAGTGGGGAGTTCAGGAGCAAGTAGCAATGCTAGCAGAGGAAAGCTCTGAACTGAGTGCGGAAGCAAACCACTTTCGAAGAGGTCGGTGTGGATCTTTGAATTCCTTGGCGGAAGAGATTGCCAACACGATTATCATGATTGATCAGCTGAGTTATATATTTCCAAATATTGAAGAATTGATCAACACACATATTACAGAGAAACTAGATAAGTTGGAACGAATCTTAGTATTTCCTGATGAATGCGTAGAAGAGGAGATAGAACAATAGGCTACCTTCATATAGATAACCTTTACAAGAATCAAGATGTTCTGATGTTCAAGGAATGCTATGCGTCGGAGAAGATTCATGGAACGTCGGCACATGTTAAGTTTTCTGGACAATTGTCTGATCAGGGTATTTACAGCAATTATGATTTAGTGTTTTTCTCTGGAGGGGCAAAGCACGAGGATTTTGTAAAGATATTTGATGAAGAAGTTCTTGCAAGGAATTTCTGTAGTATGGGATGTACAACTGTTATTGTATATGGAGAAGCATACGGCGGAAAGATGCAAGGGATGAAAGAAACCTACGGGAATGAACTTAGGTTTGTGGTATTTGATGTAAAGATTGGTGATCGTTGGCTTAGTATGCCAAAGGCAGAAGAAATAGCAAAGAAACTTGGTCTTGATTTTGTACCTTATAAGAAAATTCCAACAACCATTAGCGCGGTTGATGCCGAAAGGGATAGGGAATCAGTTCAGGCCATAAAGAACGGGATGGGTCCTGGTCACAAGAGAGAGGGCGTAGTTCTAAGGCCAATTGAGGAAATGACAAAGAATAATGGAAAGAGGGTAATCTGCAAGCACAAGGGAGAGGAATTCAAAGAAACCAAGACTCCACGAAAGGTTGTTAGTGCGGATGAACTTGAAGTAATCAAGGATGCAAAGATGGTTTGTGAGGAGTGGGTAACGGAAATGAGACTTACCCATGTTCTCCAGAATTTCGACGAGGATGTTAACATTGAAGATACAGGCGAGGTAATTTCTGAAATGGTAGAAGATATTCGCAGAGAAGCAGAAGGAGAGATAGCTTGGAATAAACAAGTTCAGAAGGTAATTAGCAAGGAAACAGCCTTGATGTTTAAACGCCGTTTACAGGATAGGCTTAATTGCCATGACAATCAAGATTAGGATAATAAGTGATAACTTCTGCGGAAACGAATATGGAGACATAATTACCATAGAGTACTTTGATGATGATAGTCTCTTCTATTCAGATAGGTTTGATAGATATTGTTTTGTTGAACGATACAAAGAAGAGATAGACTTTGAGTATGTCCTAGATCGTTAAGAGGAGAATATTGATGGATTGCGTAAGGCTAAGTACTGGAAAGGTTCATAGAGTAAGCACAATAATTCGTAACAGCAAACATAGACCTATAATGGGAAAGACTAGATGTAAGCATGGGTGGAGGGTTCCAGAAGACGAATTTGGAGTTAAACTACAGGATGATAGCGATTTGTGTAAGAGGTGTTTCAGAGAGGAAAAAGATAATGTATGATCTATTTTATGGTATAGTAGCAGGAGTTATTTGTACTCCTTTGGCTATTGGGTTAGGTGTATTGATAGGTTATGGTACAGGGGGATAAATAACGAATAGGATTAGAATGATGGTAGAAATAGTTAACTGTGACTGTATGGAAGGGCTAGAGATGATTGACGATCAAAGTATAGATCTTCTTATCACAGATCCTCCATACTCCACTCCTGTTGTTACAGCATTCGGCAGAAAGAAGTTCAAGAATCTTGCAGATATCTCCATTCAAGAATTCTATTTTACGGAGATGAAGAAGAAGCTTGAGCGGACATTGAAGGAAGACGCACCAGTGTTTTTCTTTTGTGATGATAAGTTCTATCCTATACTATTCTCAGCTTTTTACGACTGGCAAAATACAGGATTGCTGGTATGGGACAAGAACAAGATAGGAATGGGCAAACCTGTAAGAAAGAGGCATGAACTTATATTCTATGCAAACCAGGGTTTTCGAGACTTCAAAAAGCACGGAGACTTTACTCACTTACCAAGTGTACTTAATTTCAAACACGATGGGAATAAAATTCATGGTGCTCAAAAACCAGTTGCTCTAATCGAAATGCTTGTACAGGGGTTCACTGAGGAATATGATTTTGTTGTAGATTTGTTTGGAGGTAGTGGATCAACTGGAATTGCATGTCGAAACACAAATAGGAATTGTGTTTGTTTTGAGTTGAATAGTGATATCACATCCGCATCAAATGAGAGACTATTACGGTAGGGTATTAATGAATATAGAAGGAGGAAATAAAGATGAACGTAAGTACAGGACACGGTAATTTTGGTCAGCTTGGTTATTATGGAGTAGAGGTAGGAAAGCAGGTTATGGGAATGGTAGATTGGCACTTTCCAATATTTGAGCTTGGATTGACAGTACGACGAATGGGTCCTATGGTGTCCCTCAAGTTAGGTTTTGTGTCTGCACATGTAGCTAGAACACCGAAGAATTTGCGTTAATAGTAGATATGGAGGTTTTTTTCAATGCCTAACGAAGATTATCCAAAAGGAACAGTAGTAATTGAAACTAGCGTTGGTATCAAAATGTATCCTGGTGAGCAAGCAGTTAAGTTGGAGTTCGATTTTTCAGACATTGTACACAAGAAGAATGAACTAGAGTCTACTGGATATATAGTGTCTAAGCTAGTGGCAAATATTGTGGATGAGATTACTCTTTACGGAATACCAGTACATTTTAAGGATGACAAGAAGGGAAGCATTTCAACGTGCGTAGGATGTAGTCAGTCAGTAGAAGCTATGCAGGATTGTTTCTGCTCCATTTGTAGGGATGGACCATACTGCAACGATTGTTTGAGACAGCACGAGATTGCGTGCGAAGAGGCTAGAAATGTATTTGAAGACGAGTTTCCTCTTTGGTAGGCGTCACATTTTTTGAAAAAGTAGCACATTATATAATTAGAGAGGAAAAATAAAGTGAAGAAGTTAGACGTGGCAAGAACTGATTTCATGGAAGCATTGAAGAAGGTAATAAAAGGGTCTAATGATGGGAAGGTAGTGTAGTGACTTGGGATAGTTATTTTATGGATATTGCAGATGCTGTATCGTCAAACTCAAAGTGTGCGTCTAGGAAGATTGGAGCGGTACTAGTAAAGAATAATAGAATAATATCGACAGGTTATAATGGTCCGCCTAGTGGTATCTCTGAGTGTTGGGTTAGAATGCCTAGTATTAGCGTACTAGTTTCTAGGAATGGTACAGAAACTGTCTATCAGGGATATGCTGTGCCTAGTGGAACTTGTCCTAGAAAAGCAGTTCCTTTTGAGTCTGGTGAAGGTTTGGAATATTGCGTTGCTTCCCATGCAGAAGTTAATGTTATTGTTACAGCATCTAGAGCTGGAGTATCAGTAGAGGGGTCTACCTTGTATTGCTCTTGCCCGATTCCGTGCAAAACATGCGCGGGATACATAATCAATGCAGGAGTAATAGAAGTAGTTTG